GATCAGCGGTGGCGCGGTCACGACGGTCGTTCTTCGTGCGCCGGGGCAGGGGTACGTCGTCGGTGACGTGCTCTCGGTCGCGGCGGCGAGCGTCGGCGGCACGGGCTCGGGATTCCAAGCGACGGTCGCGACGACGGCCTCGATCCTCCGGAGCGATGGCACCGTTGTCGCTCCTCGCATCGGCGCTGGTACGACGACGCCGCGCGCGCCGATGGACATTATTGGAGGAGGGTTGATTGACAACGCTGCGATTCTTGGCGGCTCCGGCACGGCGAACACGATCCCCCGCTGGACGGGCGCGACGACGTTGGGGGATTCGGCGCTAACGCAAAGCGGCACGACCGTAACGGCATCGCAAGCCTTCACGGTGAATGGCACGCACACGTTCAACGGTAACATCGTCACAGGCTTCAATCAAACGTGGACGCTGAGCGGCAACTTCCTGAACATTCAGAGCGGCCTCCTGTACCTCGACAAGGCGAACAGCCGCGTCGGCATCGGCACGGCGTCGCCGCTGGCCGTGCTCCACACGCTCGCAAGCGCGCCCGAAGCTGGAATTTTTGCATCGGCCAACGCAAATTCATGGATCGTTTTGCGCCGCAGCACCAGCACGGTGCTCGGCTATATCGGCACGGGCGGACTCGCGTCTGGTGGCGCAGCATCGGATCTGACGTTCCGCAGCGAGAGCGGCGGCCTACTGTTTGCGACGGGCTCCACCGAACGCGCCCGCATCAACTCGTCGGGCGACGTCGGCATCGGCACGGCGGCGCCGGTTGGCCGCGCAGACGTTGCGGGCACAAGCGTCAACCAACTCGCATGGGGCCTGCTCTCCGTCCGATCCAACGACGCGCAGGGCGCAGACAAGGGCGGTTCAATCGCGTTTGGTGGCATCTATGATGCGTCCAACGCGACGCATTGGGCGCAGATTAGTGGTCGCAAAGAGAACGGCACGAGCGGGCAGTACGGCGGATATATCGCGTTCGCGACGCGCACGAACGGCGCGGGCGCGAACGCCGAACGCGCCCGCATCGACTCGACGGGGCGCGCGTTGTGGAACAAGACCGCGACGCCGCTTGGTGGTGCAATCACGCATATTGTAGGGCAGCGCCCTGGCGGTTCCGGTGTTGGCACTGCGTGGTTTGCCACGGCTGGCAACGGCTTTGCGCTGCTTTCAACGGGCGCGGTTGGCGCTGGTATCTACAATGTGACCGGAGATGTAGGGGCAGAAACCTACGAGCAGATCGGCGCATGGGACACCAATGTGTTCAACCTCGCGATCAAGTCCGGCTACGGCCTCAAACTCCCCGCCACGCCGGGCAACGCGGACACGCAGACGCTGGATTGCTACCAGGAGAGCACCTGGACGCCGACGCTCGCGGGATTTGGAGGAACAAACCCGACCGTTACGGCAACCCTGACGCGCGTCGGGCGCCTAGTAACAATTACGGTTCAAATGCAGGCCACGGGTGGCGCGCAATACAGCGGAACGCTCGGCGCAACAACGCTCACGGTGCCCGCTGGCATGACCCCGAACATTCCTGCGTGCACAAATCTCGTCAATGGCGCCGTGGCAAATCTTGGCAACGTGGCCGCGTACAATGATGGCTTTATCTATCTGCCAACCTTTGCGCTCACAACCAGTTTTACGTTTTTTGTCATTACCTACCGCGTCTAAGGTACAATCATGTACGCCACCATCGAACCCGTTTCCGTCTTCCCGAGCACCGCGACGGTGCTCTACATCAACAACGTCAACGTGCAGCCGGGCACCTCTGCGAGCTTCCAGTGGTGGCTCCAGAACGACACGCGCGGCAACCTCACCACGGGCACGATCAACCTCACGGGCGACGCCTACGCCGCCTGGGGCACGGACGACGCCTACCTCTACACGTACACCGCGACCGCGCTCGGCTTGACCATCGTCGAGATCGTGCCCGACGCGCCTCCCGCCCCGCCCGCTCCCGAGCCGACGCCCGAGCCGACGCCCGAGCCGACGCCCGAGCCCGCCATTAACTAAGGAATCACCATGCACGCACTCATCGAACCAGTTCAGATCTCCGGGCTCAGCGGCTCGGGCACCGTCTCCGCGCTCCACGTCCTCACGGTCGCGGAGACGAAGGGGAAGGACTACGGGCACGCCTCGGTGTCCTACGATTTTCGTGACGGTGATAAGGTGCTGGCCTCGGGCACTCTGCAGATGAGCGCAGACGACTATGCGCTTGGCTCGGCACAGGACTCCGAGGTTGCTGCGTGGCTTGCCTCGAAGCTGAACTTCGTCACCACGGGCATCGAGAACGCGCCCGCGCCGGAACGTAAGGTCGACGAACAGGCGGACCCGCAGTCCCCCGAAGGTTGATCCATCAGTGACAGTGATACCGCTCTCGTTAAAAGCGAGGGCGGTATCTTTTTTATAGACAGTGATACCGCTTACTGCTAGCAGTAATGACTCCTACTCAGCAAAGGACAACATGGAACACTACGCATTCCGCAACGCAGCACGAGACATTCACCAGCACTATACCGAGCAGCGCGATGCTCAGCGCAAGGTTCTCAAGGAGCAACTGAAGGCGCTCCAGAGTGCGCAAGAGACCATTGAAAAGCTGGAGAAGCACTTGATCGACACCGAAGAGGCGTTGGCCGCTGCCAACACGCGCATCACGAATCTGGAGAAGGAGTGTGACGCGCGACAGACGGCGCTGAGTAAGGTGCTGATGAAGAAGTCGCGGAAGAAGTCTGATCCTGCGGTCTTGCGCATCGATAGCAGCGGTTCGCTGACGCCGGGGACGGTTGCACCGGCTACGCGTCTCAACATTGGCGGCCCTGCGATGGACAAGCCTTTCTGATGACAGCCAGTAGCCGCGACAGGCAGATGGCCGTCTACGCCATCACTACTGTGTTCAATGACTACCCGACCATGCCGGAAGTCATTCATAGGTGGACCAGTAGTGGCGCGGCTATGCTGTCTCACCATATCCGCGTCAAGGGCGGTAAGCGCTGGCATTACGCACCGCAGCTGGCTGAGGTCTTCTCGGCCCACAGGGACCGCGAGCGGAAGCTCGAACAGGCCCTCGGCCAGCTGGCCATCCTGCTGGAGTGTGGGTCCAGCACGGACGATTTGCGGCGCTTCATCAGGGACGCGCTAAAGCGCTAGTACCTGGCTACTCTGCTGGCATGGACGACAGCATTCCTGTCGCAGTAGAGGACGCAGTGCGGCCCGCCTCCAGCTCGAAGCCAAGGTGGCCCAGCTGGAGAGCAAGGTCGAGACCGTCTCACAGAAAAGTGCTTCTATCAGTATCTCTGACGACATCGAAGAGCGCGTCGAGAAACTGGAGAAGCAACTTAACCAGAAGACTGCCCGCAAGAAGACAACGTAGCAGAGGAAGCATGATTATCGCCGAGGTAGAGACTGAACAACACATCCATGGTTACGAATTCACGGACGGAGATGACTTGGAAGGTGTCGAAGAGTATTTGCGTACGCAACACTCAAGCTGGCAACGGCTCAGTATCTACCGTGCGACAGAGCTTCGAGACGTGACGACGGGTACTGTGCGCGTTTGCCCACCAAGGCTTATCGTCGAGAAAGTGGCTTAAAGAGGAAGGGCGCCCTGCGGCGCCCTTCTTCATTTCTTCTTTCCCTTGGCTTTCTTCTTGGATCGCCCCGCCTCGGTGAGTGCGATGGCCACCGCCTGCTTTTGCGGGTAGCCTTCCTTCACCATTTTGGAAATGTTCGACGAGACAGTCTTGTCGGACTTACCCTTTTTCAACGGCATGTAATTTCTCCAGGAGTTGAGATGCTGACTGCGAAGGACATCAAAGGTTGGGGTGCGTACTCGGATTTCGAGGGTCCGCTCTACTGGGGCAAGTGGAAGTATACCGTACCTGCCAACGCAAGCGATAACGATAAGGTCATCGCGACGATCACGGCTACCGAGGGCGGCGCCTACGATGCCGTCAACTGCTACGACATCTGCATCTTCACGGGCGGTCTGATTCAGTGGTGTGAGCGCGGCCAGTACTCGGTCAGCGCGATGCTCGGCGCCGTTTCCGAGAAACAGCCGGACCTTGTGCAGAACTGCCTGCGCCCTGCCATGAACGCAGCGGACGTTGTATTTAAGCGCAGCGATAAAGGCTGGCGCTTCTACTTCAAGGACGGCAGTCTCGTGATGACCGAGGCGGAGCAGCGCAGGCAGTTCTTCGGCTCGCCGACCGTGGGCAAGAAGGGCACGTGGCAGGAAGCGAACAAGGAGCTGGCCCGTAACTGGACGGCCTGCTTTGTGAACATCTGGGCAGATGAGCAGGCGCGCAGGACGCAGGTCGAGTTTACGGCCAAGGGGCTCATCTCGAACTTCGTGTTCGGTGAGGCTCGGACGCAGCTGTTCGGGGCAGGCTCGCCACAGAGCAACGCGGGCCTCCCAGGGGCCGTCCGTGCGGCTTTCATCTCCTTCGCGGCCAACAACCCGGCCAAGACGCTCGCAGCCTACAAGGCGGCGCAGGCGGCGAACCTGCCGATGTGGACGCAACCCTGGGCGGTAGAGGTGCTCAAACATCTTACCTACACGCCCAAGATCGCCATCTACCCGGAGCGGTACAACAAGATCCGTCCCGTCATTGAGAAGCTCTACGGCGTGGATCTGCCTGATATGGCTGAACATCTGCGCGGAGCCGGGGTCTCGAAAGAGGCGCTCATGGGCACGAAGGAAGCGCAAGAACGGCTCATCAAACTGGGGTACAATCTCGGACCGGCAGGTGCAGATGGTATTGCTGGCGCGAAAACTCGTGCAGCTATCATGGAGTTTCAGGTAAGGAACGCTATGCCTGCTGACGGTGAATTGTCGATGGCGACCGCACTAAAACTGCGGGAACAGACGAAGTAGAGGAAGCGATGGACCAAGCAGTAGAGGACTTGTGGGCACAAATTGAAAAGCTCGTGGCTGCAGGTAAAGAGCCTGTTATCCGCATTCCACGCGCAGCAGAGATCAAGATTCCGAAGCGCCCCGGCCCAGGGCGCCCACCAAAATACGGCGACGGTGCGAAACCCCTGATGCACACCCCCGCGGGCCTGCAGATGGGGTGCCGCAATTTCGGGTGCCTGAATCGTATCCGGAGGCGGGAGGCGGCCATCACGTGCAGCGAGCGCTGCAAGCAGGAGTTGCTAGACTACTGCCAGCAAACCCTCGCAGTTCTCGAAGGCCAGACTTCCGCCACGGATTATCCGATGAAGTACCGATGTCGCTGGTTCACCAAGCGTCGTACGGAAAAACTGCGAGAGGTCGGACGGCCGAAGAAGCAGGAGACCGATGAAGCTGGGTGATGCAATTAAATCGGTTACATCAGCACTTGGCATTCCGCAGTGCGAGCCGTGCAAGGAGCGCCAGCGGAAGTTGAATGAGCTGAGCGACTACCTCAACAACCTATTCGGAGGCGAAAATGGACCAGTGGCAACAGTCGGGACCGCTCCATCTGATGGAGATGATGGAGATGGCGGACCAGCAAAAGCAGTCGCAGGAGAGGTCCCGCCGCGCTGAACGTGAGGCCGACGCTGCGATTGCCTTCGCCATCGGGACGCGTGACGGGTTTACCCCGACGCAGCAGGAGTTTCGCAACGCGTTTGCAAATATCCGGAAAAACCCCTACGGTAGTGGGCGAGGCTTCGGTTTTTCCATCGACACCTCTGGGCGTAAACCAAATAACACGTGAGGTAAATCATGGCTGTTGCTAAGAAGGCCACGAAGAAGGCCGCTAAGAAGGCGGGCGCTGGCGGCGCCAAGAAGGCTGCGAAGAAGGTTGGCCGCAAGGCTACGAAGAAGGCTGGTGCAGGCGGCGCGAAGAAGGCGGGTGCCCGTCGCGCTGGTGCGGGTGGTGCTCGCCGGGCGACGGCACGTCGTGCGGGGGCAGGCGGCGCTGGTAAGGGCGGCACGGGCAACACCTGACCACCACGCGGACAAGGTGGGTGTAGCCTGAATCGAAACCGCGTTACCAACCGAAAGCAGGCCACCCAACTAACGCAGCAGAGGATTTATGCCAGTTGTATTCTTTTCTGGCGGGATTGATAGCTCGGTATTGGCTTACGACATCGCCAAGCGCCCCTTCGCCTACGGCGTCGATTTCGAGTACGAGGACTTGGTGCTCGTGACGTACGGCAAGGACGGCCGCAAGCGAGCGAACAAGTTTACCGACGAGCTAATCAAAGATGTCCGCGTGACGGTTGACGTTCGCTGGTTCGAATCACCGCTGGAGTCGTATGACCCGGAGATGGTTCCTGTGGCAGGGCACGGTACGATGGTGCCCTCTGTTGGGCCGTACACGTGGGACCGCCGCTCGATGCCGTACACGCCTGGACTCATGACGTGGCTCGCGTCGTTGGCGTTTAACCTCGTCTATAGCTGGGAACTGCCCAACGGAAAGCCGCAGGTCTTCTTCGGGTTCCAGTACGAGCCGCAGGCGTGGGCGGCGTATGACCGTCGCAAGCTGGCGGCAAACGATACGAGCCCCGCGTACATCGAAGCCCTGAACAAGCTCAGCAAGGTAGCTGGAGAGCCTGCCCATTTTCGTGCGCCCTTCCTGGATAACCGCATGAGCCGCTACCAGATCGTGGAGCTGGGTAAGTTGCTCAAGGTGCCCCTGAAAGACACGCACTCGTGCATCATGCTGCGTGACGCGCACTGCGGCAGATGCTGTCAGTGCATCAAACGAGACTTGGCGTTCGGCATTCTGGGGGTCGTATGAGCAAAGAAAGCGCAGTAGTTTTGTTATCTGGTGGGCAGGATTCAACGACCTGCCTCTTCTGGGCAAAGGAGCGCTTCGGGCGCGTCCACCCGTTGACCATCTATTACGGTCAGCGGCACGAGGCAGAGATCCAAGCGGCGCGCGTTATCGTCAAGCTCGCGGACATCCAAGATCATCTTGTGGTGCAGGATAGTATTCTCACTAACTTGGTATCTAGTGCGCTACTGCAGCGCACGGAACAGGCGTCCGTGAAAGAGACGCGTGCAGGCACGGACTTGCCAGCGACCTTCGTACCCGGGCGCAACCTGTTCTTCGCCACGGCCGCAGCCGCGTACGCGTACGAGATTGGCGCGCATCACGTGGTCCTCGGCGTGTGTGAGACGGACTACTCCGGCTACCCAGACTGCCGCGAACACACGCTCAGGGCGCTGGAGCAGGCGCTCCGCTACGGCATCTGGGGCGAGGAGCCTCGCTCAGCGAGCCGTAAACACCAGCTGTGGCTGCATACGCCGCTCATGTACAAGACGAAGGCAGAGAGCGTGCAGATGGCGCGTGAGTTGCCGGGCTGCTGGGATGCATTGGCCCACACGGTGACGTGCTACCTGGGCCGTCGACCAGGGTGCGGTGAGTGCCCAGCGTGCGTTTTGCGTCGTCGTGGCTTTGAGGAGGCAGGAGAAAATGACCCAGCAAGCGAAATTCACTGAACTTGGGCGTGGCGTAACCAAGCCGCACGGTGCTGAGGGGCTCGAAATCTTCAAGGCACCGCGTGCTGGCTCGCTCATCGAGTTCAGAATCCCCGAATTTACGTGTCTTTGCCCTGTTACGGGGCAACCAGACTTCGCCACCATCTACATCCGGTACCTGCCGTGGGAGAAGTGCGTCGAGTCGAAGTCGCTGAAGCTCTACATGTGGCACTTTCGTGACCGCGGAGCCTTCCATGAGGCTGTGACAGCCGAAATTTGTGACGCTTTGAACGACCTTTTGGATCCTACGTGGCTGCAAGTGGTCGGAGTCTTCAGTGTCAGAGGCGGAATTTACGAAAAAGTAAGTGCAGAGAGGTCGAATGACGACTTTGGCGTGCTCTCAGACGCTGATTTGGCCTACTACCGCTTTAATTTGAGCGATTGTCATGGCTGAAGAAGAGATTCGCTGCCCACTTAGCGACCGAGAGCTGATTGATCGCATCGTTTTGTTCTGTGAGACGCTCTCTGAGGTCGCACTTTACACGTATCAGTCGCTTTTCTGCCGACGAGTGGTCGAATCCGTCATCGGAAACGAGGGTTCGAACATTACGGGCCTCTGGAGCCGTCAGTCGGGCAAGACTGAGACGGTTGCGTGCGTGTGTCTGGGCCTTTCGGTGCTCCTACCGGCCTTGGCGAAGGCTTTTCCGGACGATCCGAGGCTGAAACCGTACCATAAGGGCTTCTCTGTCGGTGTTTACGCGCCTGTTAAGGACCAAGCGGAGATTTCCTTCGGTCGTATGCGCAATAAAGTGCACTCTGAGTACGGAGAGGGCATTTTGCACGACCCCGAGATTGGGGTTGAGGTCGTCACGAGCCGTGGTGACACGCTTTCCTTCTCCAACGGCTCAACAATTATCGCAAGAACTGCCTCTCCCGACACGCAGATTGAAGGTAAGACTCACCACCTCATTATTTGCGAAGAGGCGCAGAAATTGTCGCGTACGAAGGTCGAAAAAGAGATTCGACCGATGGCTGCGTCGACCAACGGTACGTTCGTGACCATCGGAACTGCGTGGGAGAGTCGTGGTGGCTTTCACCAGTCGATCCAGAAGAACGTGGACGTGCACAAGACTGGCGGGAAGCGCTCGCACTTCGAATTCGGGTGGGATATCGTCTGCGACGAGAAAAAGCGGGCATTCCAGAAGGATAAGAACCCGTTTCACCTGAACTACGAGAAGTTCGTCCAGGGCGAGATTTTTAGACTCGGTGGCACAGATAGCCCTGAGTTCCAGATGAACTTCGAGTGCAAGTGGCAAGAGAGTCGAGCCATTGCCATCAGTAAAAACGTTTTCAAAGACGCTGCGCTCAACGATGTGGAGTCCGGACCATTCACGCAGACGGGATTCCAGGTGGCGGGCCTGGACATCGGAAAGACCAACGACGCCACCGTCCTGACCATCTTGGACGTAGATATGCAGCGGCCTATTCGTAACCCCTATGTGCTCGGGGATGCAAACGAGGATAAACAGCTCTATTACCCAAAGATCGTCGTCGACTGGGTAGAGCTGATGGGCTCGTTCGAAGGCCATTCGGGCCAGTACGCGATGCTTGTGGACTACTTGGCCCGAACTAACGTCAAGGTTATGGTCATCGACGCTACTTCGATGGGTGACCCTGTCTACGAGCGCATCGAAGCGATGATTGGCGGGTCCATCATCTGCGTCCCGTACAAGTTCTCCTCAATTAGCAAGTCGAACCTCTACAAATACTACCTACAAGAGCTTAACTCTGGTCGGGTAAAGTACGCGGCAGGTCCTACGACGCGGCAACGGCATGAGTTCCGCAAGTTCACCCAGGAAAACTTGGATCTGGACAGGATCGACTATGGCTCGTACGCTGTCTGCCAAGCCCCGGAAGGTGGCCATGACGACTACCCGGACTCTGCTGCGCTCGCCTGCTGGGCGGAGAAGATTGCTGGGGACGTTGCCTTACCTGAAATCAAGGTAGAATCGGCATCGACAGTGTTCGGTGGCCACGGTCGACGTGGGCGAGGTCAGAGTGAAGGTTCGGTAACCGTCTCAGGCGGTAGAGGTTCGCGATATGCGCGTCGTGGGTAATGGAATCGGTATTGATGTACGCGGTGGGACGCCTGCGCTGCAAAAGCGTATTCGAGAGGCTGTCTCCCGTTACCCGTCGTGGTTTGTCCGAGCCGCACGCGTCGCTCATTTTGAGATTTCGGACGCTCCGGAAGTGCGAGACCAGCTGGCCATCTACCAGCACGGGACTCGTATTGTTTACATCTGGTCTAAAATTGGTGGGTTGGTGCAGAAGGCGATTGGCCACGAACTGGCCCACGCCATCGACGACAACTTTGACCAGCCGCACGCCTTCAGTAGTGTGCCGGACTGGCAGCAACTTCACCGTAACCAGAGCAACTTCGACATACCAAAGTATGGAGAAATTCCGCTGGAATACTTCGCGGACATGGTGACCAAGTACTTCATGTACGGGCCACAGAAACTGTCCACGACGCATCCATCGGAAGTGGTGTTTATTAGCAACGTGTTTAAGATTCTCCAAGAGGAGTTTGGATCATGAGCAAGCTGAGCAAGAAGGACCTTCACACCCCGTTCACCTCGAAGACGATCTCCAAGCTGATCGGCTTCTTCCTCCGCGGTCAGTCGGAGCAGGCGACCGCTGCGAGCCTCGCGGCTGCGCCTGTCGTTGGCCTCACCCCCGCGACCCAGAACGGCAAGATCACGAGCCTTTACCTCGTGTCGTCGAACGCTGCCGCCGCGGGTGAGTCGATGGTCATCGACGTGCTCAAGAACGGCGTGTCGATTCTCACGTCGACCTACACCTTCAACAACACGAAGAGCGCGGACACGCAGATCGAACTTCCGCTTGCGGCGGCTTCGGCTAACCTTCTGATCGGTGACCGCCTCACGGTGACGCGTACGTACACCGCGGGTGGCTCGCCGACGATGACGGCGACGAGCGTCGTTGCCGAGTACAGCCCGAACGACAGCGAGTAATACAATGTCTAACCCAGGCGGACGTGGTGGATGGTCATGGGGTGTAACCCCTGAGACGCGTAACCTCATGAGCGACCCGGGGTACTCCCCGACGCTCCGTGAGTCGCTTACGCTCGGCGTTGGCAAGGCGCACCGGAACGTGGTTTATGCGAACTACGATTTCCGTAACTTCGGACGTTCGTACCTCGGCACGCAAGGACGTATCGGCGAGGAGGAGTGAGGCGTGGGCCTCTACTACGTCCGATATTATGCTGACATGATCCACCCGGATCGGTTCAAGGGCTCCGCAAGGGGCCTACTGATCCGGGGGCTCAATTTTATGCGCTGGAAGCTGGAGACGGCTGTCCAGCGTTTGGTGCTTCGTTGGATGCTCGACCACCATGCTGTGGATGCACAGCGTGGCACTGAGCTAAAACGGAGCTTCGAGCTTGATGTCGCAGCAGAGAACTTGGAGATGGCGCAAACCTCGCCTCTGAGGGCTGAAGAGGTGCGCATGACCGCTGCGCGTGCAGAACGTTACGCGATGGGCGGCGGACTTGTCTCCACCATGGATGCGGCGCTGAAGGAGAACATGGAACTCCCGAAGCGGCCTATGCCCCCACAGAACCTCATCGCGGCTTTTGGCGGAGAGCCGCGCACTTCTCGTTACGCCAAAGGCCACCGTAGGACGCTCCAGGCGGACGAGTCACATTTCGAGCCTGTAGATGAGTGATCTTTCGGAAGCTACTTCAGCCATTGGGTGGGTCCTCGCTCACGGAGTAGAGGCCGTCGAGGCTGTTATTATCATCGCGCAATCTCTGGCGCTGCGTAGTCTCTGGATGGACTGCAAGGCGTGCACGGAAAAGCGTGTGGAAGAGACACGCGAGTTTATCGACATCGCTGAGCGACTTCACGACAAGATACACGGCACTGCCGATGACTTGGTAAAAGTCGCTCAGTTTATCGAGAAGAGGCGACCATGATTAAGGGGAAAGTTAACAAGGAGCAGCTGTGCCTGCGCGAGTCGCTCTCAAAGCTGGAGACGGCGCTCGTCCGTCTTGACACAGTAAGAGAGATCATTCGTGGAGTTATTACGAACGATGTTGAGCGCGCTGTGCTGTTTGCACAGCCGGATGAGGCGCAACCTAAGCAGGTGCACTAATGCCGACCAACTTCCCCGCAGTGCAGGACGCTACTCTGCAGAAGTTTTTAGACGCGTTAGTTGAGTGCGTACGTCTTCCTGACGGCTCGGCGCCCGCTGTGGCGCCAAATGCCTTTAAGGACTCCTTGCAGGAGGTGGTGCCGCTCACGTACATCAGCGAGGTCGCTGTCAACTTCCGTGTCACCGCAGACGGACTCTCGGCCCTCGTGTCGATCGAACCGCTTGGTGGTTTGCGTGGCGCGTCTCGCGGAGCCTACCCCGTCGCAGGGGTCGTTGATATTACTACACTCGCCAGCAAGCTGGCCTGATATAGAGTCGCCATGCCCCTCTCGTTTTTCACCAACTCCGGTAACAGCTACGGCAGCGCTCTGCCGTTTCAGCGCATCGTAGAGCCCGCGCAGCTTGGGTTCTTCCTGGACCTGGAGCAGGCAGAGCTGCTGCGTATCCAGCGGTATAACGAGGGGTGGCGCTTCTACTTCGGCAAGCACTGGATGTTCAAGCGAGAGGACGGTGAGCCTCTCGTCACCATCAACCTCTTCCGCAAGATCATTGACAAGAGCGTCGCGTTCCTTGTGGCCAAGGGCTTCAACATCTCGACCCCGGAAACTCTGGAAGAGGTTACGAAGCCTTTTATTGACGAGGTGTGGACGTATAACAAGCGCGACCAGTTTGCTTGGGACGCCGCCACGATGGGCGCGTGCACGGGCGACGTTTTCGTACTCATCACGTACGAAGACCCGACGCCGATGCAGCAGCGCATCAACCCGTTCTCGCAGGGCCGTATCCGCGTCAACCTGCTTGGCTCGGAACAGGTCTACCCCACGTGGGACCCGCTGAACACGGATACGCTCGTCGCGGTGCGCATCGAGACGGTCTACTACGCCGAGCGCGGGACGCGTGAGCTAGACCGGGATGACCGCGTGAATCACGAGGGTCGTCAGCTCTACACGAGGCGTTTTACGCAGATCATCACGCCGACGCAGATCGTGGAGCAGTTCCACGGAGAACAGCCTCGCGTGCGCCCGAACGTCCTGGGCGAGATTCCCATGGTGCACATCAAGAATCTGTCGCTGCCGAAGGAGTACTACGGCCTCAGCGACGGCTTCGACCTGATTGATCTGCAGCGGGAACTCAATGAGAAGGCTACCGATATTTCCGATACTATTAACTATCACTCTGCACCTGTCACGGTTATTACTGGAGCTAAAGCCTCGCAGCTGAGCCGTGAAGCGCGTCAGATTTGGTCGGGCCTGCCGAAGGATGCCAACGTCTTCAACCTGAAGCTCGAAGGCGATCTCACAGCCGCGCACAACTATCTCAAGTTCATCAAGACATCGCTGCACGAGCTGTCTGACGTGCCCGAGAACGCGCTTGGCGCTTCTCAGCCCATCTCGAATACCAGCGGTGTGGCGCTGCATCTTCAGTATCAGCCGCTCATCGAGAAGACGCGTCGTAAGAAGGTGCAGTACGCGCCTGGTTTCGAGCAGATTAATTACTTCATCCTGCGCATCGGCATGGCGAAGGGCCTGATTAATCTGCCGTTTGACCTGTGCCGTCACTGCGGCGGTCGCATCATCGAGATTGAGACGAAGGACACGGCCAAGGTCTGGAATCCCGAGGCGCAGACTTACGTCGACCAGCCTATTCGGAAGAAGCGCTGTTACCACATCGAGAAGGGCACTTTCGAGTTCTCAAAGCCGGAAGAGATGCGCCTCAAGTTCTGGCGCAAGTACGGCTTCGGGCAGGAGCTTCGAGAACTGCCGTATGCACAAATTGAGAAGGAGATGCGCGGCGGTTTTGAGTCGTTTTGGGACTACGCGGCGCAGCAAGAGAAGAAACTGCAGGCGTGGGTTGAGGCGAACAAGGCCCAACTGACGCCCCAGCCTGCCCCTGCGGGTGAGGGAGAGCCCGCCCCGCAGGCTGCACCGATGCAGATTCCGCCCGAGCTTGCGAAGCTGCTGGGGCCGCAGCCACCCAAGGGTCTGACCCCCGGCGTGATTCCGACGCACGAGATTGACGTGCCGGAGGAGCCGGAGAAGGTTACTGTTACTATCCCGTACGTTAATCCTGATACGCAGGAGTACATGTTCTCGGAGACGAAGGAGCTGTTCCTCGTCCCCACGGGATGCCATCGTCCAGCCTACCTGAACCCCTTTGAGTCCACCGTGGACTTCCAAGAGACGCTGCCGAAGGATGAGGCCATTCAGTCGCAGCTCTACGCGCAGTATCAGGCGTCTGGCTGGGTCGACGCAGACTGGGTCCGTGAGCGCATCCCTGAGATTGCCGCGGATGCCAGCGAGATTCGTCGCCGCATGAAGAATCAACCCGTGGCGCCTGCAAAGGGTGCGAACATGTACCAGGAGCTGGCGCCACCGCAGACGCCGACTGCCTCGGTACCTGATGCGGCGGGAAACCCTGTCTCTGTAACCAATCAACTCGATAATCAGAAGTGAGGCTAATTATGAAGGATATGAGCAACTGTTCGGGCTACACGACGGGCGACAAGGGCGGCTCGTGCGGCCCTGTGGGTCACGGCATGTCGAGCTGCGGGACCAAGAAGATGGGCATGGGCGGCAAGAGCGGCCGTCGCACGAAGGCCACCCCGGGTATGTACTACTCGGACGGCATGGGTGGCATGAGCCACAAGTACATGGCCGGTGACGGGATGGATGGTATGCCTTCCATGAACACGCATGAGTTCAAGGGCGGCATGAAGGGTAAGACCCCGTTCCTCAAGAAGATGATGGCGAAGAAGGGCAAGTAATATGTTCATCCCGAATCAGTTCGTCTCGTCGACCGCGTTGCGTCAGCGTGAGTATGACCCCGAGGGTCGTCTGCGTGAGTTTCGCATCACGGGCGGACGCGATTCGGATGATGGGGGCATCGCCGAGGCAAACAGCCTCTACGCCACGGATGCCGAGTTTTTCGGGTCGATGGCGCCGTTCCTCAGACGCAATAAGGCACGGGACGCGCGACGCCGTAACTATGTCATCCAGCCGGGAGGAGCTGCGATCGTGTTCAGCGGTCCTGCCCCGGCGGTGCCCCCCTCGCCCCTGCGGGCGCTTATGCCCTCTGCGCAAGAGTCCTTCGGCCATAACTCCTACGATGGGACCAAATTTGGTGGCGGAGGAGCAGTGTTTAATGTGAGTGATGCTGGACCTGTGGGTAGGGGCGGTGCTAGGTAGCCTCGCTCAACCCGAGGTACAGCATGATTCTGAGCAAATTTGCGTTGCAAGCCGTTCTCGTTGCCGCTGAGGTTTTTTCCAGCCCCACGCGTGACTTCGAAAAGCTGAGCGGAATTGCAGCTAGCGTTGCGGCCAGTGTCGAGGAGAGCCGCGTGTTGCCGTTCGAGGGTGAGGCCGCGCAAGAGGCGACGGTGCTCGCCCTCGTAGCTATTTCGGCGCACGAGAGCCATTTCCGGGACGACATCCGCCAGTGCAAGGTCCGCGGAGACCATGGGGCCAGCGTGTCCATGTACCAACTACACAATGGTGTTATTTGGCGCGGCAACAGCCTCAAGGATATCTGTAATAATGAGGTTCTTGCGGGTAAATTGGCGATTCAAGCCTTGGTAGATGCCAAGCAGCGGCTGAAGACCATTCGCAGCATGTTCCGTGGATATGCTACTGGAAATCCTGCGAAGCCTGCAGCTAGCGCCGATGCGCATCACGGGCTTTCTGGCATGTTCTTTACGCTTGCCAAACATCCAGACTTCGACATCATTCCTAGTGATAGTAATCGTCGTCTGAGCGCCTCCTGGAGAACTAATGAGCAAGAAAAAGCCACCTTTGGGGTCAGGCGCTCGTTTCGCCAAGCTGGAGAAGTCTCTGGAGGCGAAGGGGGCGGAGAAGCCGCAGGCGCTTGCTGCTTGGATCGGCCAGAAAAAGTATGGTCCTTCCAAGATGGCAAAGATGGCTGCTAAAGAGCGGTCTAAAAAGCACGGAATGCAGATGGGTCCGTCTGGCTATGGCACGACGCACGGCCTCGTTCACGTGTATGGCGCTGAGGCGTATGACCCCAACGCTCATGAGTATCTGAGCCCCGCACAGGATTACTAATGTCGTTGACCAAGTGGTTCGACGAGAAGTGGGTTGATATCTCCCGTCCTAAAAAGGACGGGGGGTATGAATCCTGCGGCCGTAAAGACGCTTCAGAGGGCAAGTACCCGAAGTGTCTCCCGGCTGCGAAGGCTGCACGCCTCTCGGAGACGGAGCGCAGCTCGGCCGTTCGTCGCAAGCGTAGTGCGGAGAGCAAGATGGCTGGCAAGAAGGATGGAAAGCCTGTATTCGTGGCCACGAAGGCGGAACACGGCGCTTCGGAGCCCACGAACAAGAAGCTCTACGCGCAGGTGAAGTCGGCAGCGAAGAAGAAGTTCGACGTGTACCCCTCTGCTTACGCTAATGGCTGGCTTGTGCAGGAGTACAAGAAGCGTGGCGGCGGTTATCGCAACACGCATGGCTACACGGCGGACGAAGAGTGCTGTAACGACAACAGCCACGAGTACCGCAAATGAAGCGCAAGCCCAAAGTTAGTGCGCCCGTGAATTTTGGCGAAAACAGCGTCGCGGGCTACGACCTTGGGCCTCTCATGCCCTCGAACCGTGCCGAGATTCCGATGAACTCGCACGATCAAATTGAGCGGCTGAATGCCAATGACATCACTGGATTCCGCTGGGACATCCGGTTTGACGGAGTTTAACGGTGAAGAAAATGGGCCTATCTAAGCGTGACATGAATCGTTTCATGGAAGTCGTACCCGGACCGTCCCCTGTCCCGGGTCCGTCGCGTTCCGTTGGCGTGGGCGTGGGCGGTCTTCCGCTCTTCCACGAGGGCGGCGTTCGTGCGGGCGGTGACTGGGAGACCCTTCCCTCGGTCATGGTGCCGTTGCCGAAGCAGGGCTACGACGAGCATCGGTTCCACGGGATGGGGCCATCCAAGGCGTCGATGATGTCGCTTGAAGAGGGCGAGGAAGGTAGTGAAGATGCAGAAGACATGCCGCCGTCCTCAAAGCCAGCCCCGCCGACCACGGGTAAAATGGGCATGGGCCGGAACGCCAGCTGCGGTTTCCGTGGTTGTGGATTTGCCTCGAAAGACCATGGTCTTATGGCAAAGCATCGTCTATCGTCCCATGGGCTCAAGTAATCTTTCGTACTGATTTAGTATCGGTACTATCTCACTGCAACAGGAGACACGAACATGGCTGTTAATTTTGGCAAGACGACCAACATGGTCGAGGGCTCGCTCGGCTCTGGTGACTACCAGATGTACGGCGTCGGTAACAACCCGATGGCTTTCCGTGAGGCCACCCGCAAGGGCAAGTTCCCGAGCGACAACACCGGTCCGGACCGCTCGCAGGGTGAGAACTCTGGCGCCGGTTCGCTCTACTCGGCGATGCTCAATGAGCGCCCGAACATCTCGAACCCGCGTAACCGCGGCCCGGAGCGCGCCCCGTCGCGCGATGGTGCGACCTCGATTCCGATCGTCGCGATGACTGCCCGTGGTACGGGCCGCGTCGGCGGCTGATTAACTAAAAGTTTCTCTAAAGGACGTAGGAGCGAAGAACATGCCTCAGCAAACTAACGAAGCCCCAAACGTTGAACAGGTCCCTGCAGCTAACGCGGCGTCTACCGACACGATTACTGAGGATACCGAGCGTCGGATTCAGAAGGCTCGGGAGGAAGAAAAGCGTCGTCTCTATGCTCAGATTGAGCAGGAGAAGGCGGAACGTCTTTCTCTTGAGAAGAAACTTGCGGAGCGTGAGAAGGCGGAGAAGGAGCAAAAGCTCGCTCAACTTCCCCCGGATCAGCAAGTTGTTGCCCGACTGTCCGAGCTTGAGCAGCGGTTGGCTGCTGAACGTGGTGAGGCGCTCCAGCGCGAAGCCACGCTTCAGAACCACCTTCGCGCGTTGGGTCTTGTGGCGTACCGCGAGCGGGCGCTTCAGGAAGTTCCCCGTGAAATCCATGACTTCGTCCATGGAAATAGCGAGGAAGAAATCGACGTTGCGGTTGATCGAGCCAAGTCGCTTTACGGGTCGTTGGAACAACGTCTGCGAGCTAAGCTGGCCCCCGTCCAGCCCGCTCCGCAAGCAATGGCGGTGCCGATGGCGCCTCCACCAATGAATCCGGCGTTTGTCGCGCAGCCTCAGTATCCCGTGGCGGGTTTCCCTACGGCCACTAACCCCCTCCCGGTCGCGGAGGGGTTGGCAGAGACTGACCTCACTGCCATGACTTCGGAACAGGCAGTCCGCAATGGCAAGTACGGTGGCGAAATGCGTGATCGTATCCTTGCTCAACTTCGCGGACAGGCCGGTGCGTATCAGCCGACTAACCCCGGTGCTACGCCCCGTCACCTGAGCGGCGTGTCCTATCAGCAGATGCCGAACGGTGTCATGCAACCGATGGGTACGCCGATGCAGGCTCCGATGCCTACGCAGATGGTCCAGTCTCCCAGCCCTGTGGGTATGCCCGCCCCCATGCCAGTCATGGATGCAGGTGACCCCCGGGCTGCGGCTTTGGCAGCGATTCAACGCACGCACGCAGGACAGAACCCAGTCATGGGAGCACAGCAAGGTGCAGGTAACGCTCTGGCGGCTGCGCAAGCCTATGCCCAACAGCATGGAATTGCGAACCCGGCAGAAGCCTTCGCCGCGCGGTTCTCTCAGGGCTGATCTGACCTCCGTGTACTGATTTCAGTAACACTAGGGAGATTCTAAAATGCCGTCCGTTCTCAATACCGCCAGCACGACTGGCGCCGGTTTTAGCCAGCAGGTCAACGCGATCCGCGACGTTTACAGCGCGGAAATTTGGTTCGCCGCTCTTCCGATCCTCAAGTTCGACCAGTTTTCGACGAAGAAGACCGAGCTTGGTGTTCAGCCGGGCCGCACCATCCAACTTCCGAAGTACGGTTCCATCAAGCGTGGTGGCCGTCTCCAGGAAGGCGTCCGTCTCCAGACCCGCGGCATGAGCATGTCTCAGGCGTCGCTCACGGTCTACGAGCAGGGCAACGCGATCGGGTTCTCGGAGTACCTCCTCCAGACCTCGTTCTTCGACCAGCTCTCGGCTGCGTCGCTTCTCCTCGGTCGTGACATGGCGGTCGTTCTCGACCTCCAGCTCCGCGACACCGTCGTCTCGGGCACGAACGTCGTGTTCGCGAACGGCCGTGCGAGCCGCACCGCCCTCATCGCGGGCGACTCCTTTGACACCCAGGTGCTCAAGGACGCGGTCGAGACCCTTGAGACCAACAACACCCCGAAGTGGGCGGGCGACCACTATGTGTGTTTCCTCCACCCGCACCAGGGCCGTGGCCTCCGTGACGACAACGACTGGATCAACGCTTCGCTCTACGCGGGCGCGACCCAGATTTACACGGGCGAGATTGGCCGTTACGAGGACGTTCGTTTCATCTCCACCACGGTGATGCCGAACGGCCGTAACTCGGCTGTCGACCCCAACACGGGCGACTACGTCGACATCGGCTTCAACCCGGCCCTCGCGGCTGGCTTCGCCGGTAACCAGACCACCATCTATCAGGCTGTCCTCTTCGGTGAGTACAGCTACGGTCACGCGACCGCCCTCCCGGTCGAACTCCGCGACAACGGCGTCGAGGACTTCGGTCGTGAGCACGGTCTCGCGTGGTACGCCATCTGGGGCCAGGGCGTCCTCGAAAACCCGAACATCGTCGTCATCGAGACGGCCTGATTTTAGATTAGGAGCAATCAAATGGCTAACGTCAACGCTACCCTCCAGACCGTCCCGATGGGCGTGAACCAGGGCAACATCTTCTACGTGCTCGCCAACGTGGGCACGGGCCTCGCCGCGGCGGACACGCTCACGGTGACCCTTCCCGCGGAAGTCTCTGCGGACAGCCGCCCGTTCTCGGTTCTCACGTACGGCCCTGCGGCTGCAAACGTGGTGACCATCGACGCGGACCTCGTCCTCACGAGCCACAACGTGTCGACGGGCGCTACCGTCCTCACGGCGGGCGGCAACGTCGCGCTGAACAGCAAGGTCCTTATCGGCTATATCGGCGCCGGTACGGCCTGAAATTAACCAAGGGTTGAATCATGAGCAAGAATGAAGCAAAGGTCGTCGTCCGTGAACCTGTCCAGCCGTCGCACCAGGGCTACCAGTCTCAGGAAGCGTTTGAGCAGGCCACGCTGAAGAGTGCAGAAGACATCGGCCTTGATCAGCCCGTGGTTGCGGAAATTCTGGTCCAGGCGCCGGAGAAGATGGTGGCGGTGGACCCGGTCGAGATGGAAACGCTCGTCCGGGTTCGCCCCCGCGAAACTATCCCTTCCATGCGTTACGGCAAGCGCCTGTTTAGTTTCCAGGCTGGGAAGGAAGTGCTGGTTCCGAAGTTCGTCCAGCAACACCTCCTCGAAAAGGGAATTATCTGATGCGATACGGCCTCTGCCACGGCTACGACAGTGAAGACGAGTTCGAGGACTCTGCGCACGAGTACCGTGGCGGGGCCGAACCGCATATGACCAAGAAGGACAAGGATCCCCGGGGAGGGCTTACTGCCGCTGGCCGTGCGAAGTTTAACAAGGCCACTGGTGGTAATCTCAAACCGGGGGTTCGCGGTGCTGCTGACAGCCCCGAGAAAATGCGTAGGAAGGGGTCGTTCCTGCGACGCCACTACGCCAAGAGCGACACCCCGCCGCTCACCAAACCGAACGGGGAGCCGACGCGTTACGCTCTGCAGGCACGAGCCTGGGGCGAGCCGTTGCCGAAGAACGAAGCCGACGTTCGAAAACTGGCGGCAAAAGGCGCTCGACTTCTTGAGCGTTATCGTAAGACGAAAGACTGACAATGCCTCTTGATACCCCGTTGCTCGCCGAACTGCGTCGCCGCATCAAAGATGTCCGCTACTCGCAGCGGGCGATGGGGGTGGCTGTCTCTGATTCGTACGTGACGAACGCGTACGCTGAAATTACTAACGGTCGGTTTATGGTCAATGTGGTCGGCGGCACGGCCCCGAACATTGATATCGACCTCGCTAGTTCCCGCTACGACACGGTCGGCAAGCTGTATCAGGCCATCTCGCGCCTGCCCGGCTACACCGTCTCTCTCGACGAAGACGCGGAGCAGGACCACCTCTCGACGGACCTGGAGCCCTTCGGCCCCATCGATATCCAGGAGGTTGGTATCAACCTGCGGCATCGGCTGTTTTCGGACATCGAGCTGACGGAAATTCTGCAGCAGGCGGTGAGCCGTCACAACCCGACGTTCACGGTTAGCACTCTTCCCCCGCAAGAGAACGTGTTCGTCCTCATGCTGGCCCACTCGCAGGTCATCACGGCGCAGGCGTACGACGCCTCAAAGCGCCGGGGAATGGACGCTACGGTGGAGACGCTGCTTGCCATGGCGCAGCAGATGGAGACCACGTACGTTGCGGACACGTCGCGTCTCCAGAAGGCGCTTCACTCGCCGAAGGGGCCGAATCCGAACACGCTGGCAGAGGGCGACGTTGTTCTCGGCAAGTTGTACCGCCGCAGTATGCGCACGGGCTTCATGAGCCCGATCTCGCAGAACCTGCCGCCTAGCGAAGCTATTATCATCGATTTTGACGAGCGCGATATCGAGGACACGAACGCGCGTATTCGTTGGGAGCGCAACCGCGACATGTCTTTCTTCAGCTACGAGCTGTGGATGGACAGTCAGCCGGAGGTGCAGCGTTCTCGTGAGGGCCTTGTCTACACCACGACGCCCTTTGCGCAGTTGCCTACCGAGTTCGATGCGGTGGATCGGCGCTCCAGCTCGACGCTCGTCTTCCGCAGCTTCGGCCCCAACTCCAACTTCAATCGCTCTACCTTCTCCACGTTCGTCGAGGAGTTCGGGCAGTTGATGACGAGCTTCGTGGTGCCTCGGCTGGAGCCCGAGTCGGTCTACTACTTCCGTCTGTTTATCGTCGACTTGAATTATGAGTCTGTCGGCTCGAACGTGCTGCAGGTGCGTACCAAGACGCTGCGCTGCCGGTTCACGGAGTATAACTGGACGGATAAAACCTCTGGTCCTCCGGGTACGGTGGTCACGCTCAACTTCGACCCGGCGCGTGGGCAGTTCACCACGGCTCATGAGCTACGCATCGGCGACAAGCAGGTAGTGCCGACGATTATTACGCCGTTCCAGGTGTCCTTCGTTGTACCGTCGTTTGTCAATCGACAGGTGCCGAAGGACCTTGTGGTCACCTCCCCGACCAAGCTGGTGGACGTGCGACGCGAGGCGTTCACGGTGACTGCGTGATTCGCTTCAAGCCCAACCTGCAAGAGTTGGGTGTCTTGAAGGGTCGCCTTCAAGGTCTGCCAGCCGCTGTTCAGCCCATCGCCATGGTGGGCGCGGCGCGTTCTGCGAATCAGTTGGCCCGCATGGTACGAGAGGCCATCCTGACTCAGTCGGTGCGCATGAAGGCGCTGACGCCGGACTGGAAGGCAGAGAAGAAGCGGCGTGGGCTAGACCCTCGCAAGCTCGTGGCCACGCAGGAGTACGTGAACTCCATCCAGGTCTTTCCGGTCCGCGGAGGCTACGCGGTGGGCACAGACTGGGAGTTCGTCTTGGTGCACGAGTACGGCGCACCTGCCGCAAATATCCCTGCCCGCCCGCACTGGCGTCCCACGGTTAACAAGTGGCAGAAGACCAGTGGCAAGACTATTAAGATGGAGTTCTACAACGGCATTGCCGACTACTTTGCCAAAGGTAAAGCGGCCACCAATAAGCTGGAGCAGGAGGCCAAGCGTCGCTCTTCGGCACAGAAGAAGACGGGCACAGCCAAGCTGAAGAGCGCCATTTACAAGGTGCTTGGCATCTCGCCTAAGAAGCGTCGCTCTGCAAGCACGGGCGGCGCCGGACGCACTGCAAAGCCAGCGTCGTTTAATAAAGCCATCGAGGACCTGATTAGGAGCGCGATGGGCAAGCGCGGAGGAACGAGGACCAAATGATGTTCCTTGAGATTGATTACGCAGTGTATAAACTGCTTACTGGCTACCCGCTCGATAAGCAGGGACGACCAGAGGTGGACGCGCAGGGAATTCCTCTGAACCGCGCAGCCTTTGGCGTGGGTTCCTCGGGGCGTAAGCCGTCGTACGGTATCCGTATCCCACAGACGGTGGCGGGCTTCGATCCGAAGCGTGGCCTTACGAGCCAAGACCCGGAAGCGCTGCGCATGTTCACGAAGGGCTTCAGTCCGAACACGTTCAAGCAGGTGCCAGTTTACGACGAGAATTTGGAGGGTCGTAAGTTTGCAGACATCTGGCCGTCCGTGACGTTTCGCCAGGAGTTCTTCGAGTTCAACTCCAGTACGTATGTTACGGAGACGCTGACCTGTCCGGAGCCAGGATCTCCGCAGCAGACGATTCTGAACGCGCGCGGACAGGTGGTGGCGACCGGCTACGAGTCTTATACGCAAAGACCCCACCCTGAAGCATTTGATGTGTCGTACACCATCACGATTCATGCAAAAAATCGCATTGAGCGTGATCTCATCAGCCAGCAGATCCTGAATTTGATTCCGGCGAGAACCGCGCTGGAGGTGGAGTACCAGGACGGCACTACGCACATCTGTGATATGTTGCTGACGGACACTGCTACGCTGGATTTTAACGCAGCTGACCTGGGAATGAATCTCACGGGAGAAGAGCAGCGTCTGTATACAAGAGCTTTTACATACCTCGTTGAGGGGTATTTCGACAACACCACCAACCAGTTCGGTATGACTGACGTTACGCGCTACCGCGCTATCACTGAGAGATTGTTCGAGCTGGCCAACATGCAGAACGTTCTGGTCGAACCGCAGTACAATCCTGACGACTCGTTCGTCGTAATCTAAGAGGTTTTAACATGGCGTCGTTTCTCAGCCCCGGAATCAAGGTCACCGAGATCGCAAAGGGTCCGGTAGCTTTTTCGAATATCCCGACCGCTATCGGTGGTTTCCTTGCCGAGGCCCAGAAGGGTCCTGCCAACACGGCGAAGCTCGTCACGAGCCTCACGGAGGCGCAGGAGATTTTCGGTTCTCGTTACACCACGGGCGTTCTTGAGGATGCCCTTACCGCGTTCTTTAACAACGGCGGTGCTTCTTGCTATGTCGTGCGTGCGATTTCCAGCACGGCGGCGACGGCTTCGCGCCAGCTGACCACGCCGGGCGCGGCCACGGCGGGTACGCTTTCGTCGAGCGCGGGGTCCTTCCCGGTCATCCTCGCGAACGGCGACACGTTCATCGGCGAGGTTGATAACGTCGCTGCTGGTACGGTCACCATCGTGGCGCAGCCTGCCCAGGCGACGGGCGCTGCTGCGACCTATGCCGCGGGTGGTGCGGGCGACTCCATCGGTATCACCGTGGCGGGCGTCCTCGGCGGCGCGCTCCAGACGGTCAACCTCAGCTCGGTGGGTGCCACGCAGGCTGACTACCTCGCGGCCCTCAACGCGGGCCTTCTCGGCGTCTCGGCGGTCAACTTCGGCGGCCAGATTCGTCTCGTGAGCGACCGTAAGGGTACGGCGGCGCAGATCAACATCGGCTCGCTTGGCGGCGCTGCTGGTGCGAAGACTGGCCTCTCCCTCGGCGTTAGCTCGGGCTCCGGTAACGTGGCCGATGTGGCGGCGGTGGCGGCGAGCGAGGTTGCCTCGCTCTTTAACACCACCTTTACCGGCTCGACGACCGTTGCGAACGCGAACAACTCGGTGACCTGGACCTCCGGCACGACCGGCCCGACCTCTGAGGTTCAGTTCACGGGCGGTACGGGCGTTGCGAAGATCACGGGCTTCGACAACGCGGCCCACCCTGGTTCGACGACCGCCCCCACCAACACCGTCCTTGCCACGGCGTCCTCGCCCGGCGCTTGGGGTAACACGGACTGCCAAGTGCAGGCGACGCGTGTGGACACCACGGTGACGCAGGTTGGCGCGGTGACCCCCGCCGGTTCGGCCTCGCAGCTGACCCTCGTGTCGGTCGCGCGCCTCGCTGTGGGCGACACCGTCTCGATTACCAAGAGCGGTAACACGCAGCGCGCCGTCATCAGCCAGATTGTGCCGTCGCTTAATCGCGTCGTTTTCGTCTCTCCCATCACCATTCCGGTGGGTGGCTACACGACGACCGACAACGTGGTGCTGGAGACCTTCACCCTCGCGGTTTACACGCTCTCGCAGGCGCTGGTGGCCTCGTTCACGAATCTTCGCATGTCCGCGCTCGCGGGCGCGAACTACTTCGTGAACAAGATTAACAACACGTTCAACACGCCTCTCACGGTCACGAACAACAACTCGGTGGCCTCTGACCCGCGCCCGTCCACGGACGTGGCTCCGGTGGCGATGACGGGCGGTTCGAACGGTGCGGCTCTCGTGTCGGCGGACTGGATCGGAAGCCAAGCGCTCTCGACTGGCATTTACGCTTTCGATCAGGCGCAGGATGTCAACTTCATCTCTATCCCGGACATTACCTCGGTTGCGAATCAGTCGACCGTTGGTCCTATCTCGGTGACGGTGCCGAAGGCGCTGGAAACGTACGTTGCGAACCGTGCCGATCTCATGGCCATCCTCGATGCGCCGGAAGGCTCGTCTGCGTCGCAGGTAAAGACCTACGTCGAGACGACCGCCAACTTCGCGTCGGCTTACGAGGCCATCTACTGGCCGTGGGTCAAGGCGCTCAACCCGACCACGGGCTATCTCGACTCCTACAGCCCGAGCGCGTACATCCAGGGCATTATCGCTCGTACGCACAGCGCTGTGAACATCGGTCAGGCTCCGGCAGGTACGACCTACGGCGTCCTCACGGGTGTGCTCGACACGGACACGCGCATCACGCTCGGTAGCGCGACGTACGACTCCATCTACCCGTCCGGCATTAACGCCATCATTCCGCTGCCCGGAAACGGTGTTTGCGCAATGGGCTCGCGTACGCTCGATCCGACCGGTGAGTTCGGACAAATCTCGGTGCGTATCGTGTTCAACACGCTCAAGCGCCTCCTCAAGGACCAGCTCTTGTTCGTGCTGTTCCAGAACAACAACGATGACACCCGTTCGGCGGTCACCCGTATCGTCTCGTCGCTGCTCCGTCAGTGGCGTGAGGCGGGTATTCTCGCAGGCAACACGGATGCCGAATCGTTCTTCGTCATCTGCGACCGCACCAACAACACGGCGCAGGTGATTGCCTCTGGCAAGCTCGTCGTCCGCGTCGGCATTGCGCCGCAGCGTCCCGCCGAGTTCCTCGACATCACCCTGGAACAAGACACCCGCGCGACTGAGGCTGCTGCGGCGGCTCAGACCCTCTGATAGGAGTAATTAAAAATGGCACGTGCAGCAGTTGAAGATCCGATTAAGGTATTCCGCTTTCGCCTTGCGATTGACGGTTTCCAGCGCGCCGCGTTCGCGGAAGTGACTGGCATCGACCGTACGACGGAAGTCGTGAACTACCGCGAGGGCGGAGATAACACCACGGTTAAGAAGTCGGCGGGTCTCACGACCTTCCCCGATATCACCCTGCGCCGTGGTCAAATTATCAATGGCACTCCTGGTGGTACGAACGATTTCTACGACTGGGCCAAGCAGGTGTTCGACGTGACCACGAACGGGAACGCCGCGAACTACCGCAAGGACATCGACATCATTCAGCTTGACCGTGCGGGTGCGCCTGTGCGTAAGTGGCGCGTGCGCGAAGCCTTTGTCGTCGGTTTCAAGCCGTTCTCTGACCTTAACGGCCAGACGAACGAGAACTCGATGGAAGAACTTCGCCTCGCACATGAAGGCTGGGAAGGTATCCCGGTCTAATACAGCAAATAGAAGGAGCAAAAGATGGATACAGGCGTTTTCGAACTCCCCAACGCGATTTGCACGGACCACGGTCAGTGGGTACGTGAGATTGAACTGGCGGAGATGACCGGCGAAGAGGAAGACATCCTGGCGGACCAGACCCGTGTCATTGGCAAGGGGAAACTGGCTCGTCGCGCAGACCAGCGTATGACGGAGATTCTGTCTCGCTGTACGGTGCGCATGGGGGATTGGACGCGTCCGGACGGTAAAGACCGTTTTAACGCACCTACCTTTTTCGTCAAGGCTTGGGAGAACGCTTATACCAACGACCGCGCCTTCTCTATCATCAAGCTGCGGCAGGTCTCTCTCGGTGACACCATGCGCATCGAGGAGACCTGCCCGGCTTGTGACAAAGAACTCAAGCGTGTAGTTATCGACCTCAATGACCTTGAGGCGCATCCAATTCCGTTCGAGACCGCGTGCCAGACCCGCCGCAAAGTTGTGTTGCCAAAAAGTCAGCACGTAATTACTTGGCGCGCTTTCACTGGCAAAGACGAGTCACTGCTTGAGGAAATTCAAGCAAACCGTAAAGGCGACATGCTTTCCGCGGTACTTCAGGCACGCGTTGTCGAGGTGAACAACCTGCCTGTGCCTAACGTGCTGGAGTACGTACAGCGCATGTCCCAGCGCGACCGTCGATTTCTTTCGCAACATATCGACGAAGCCGAAGGCGGGCTGGACACTACAGTGCACATTACCTGCGACAGTTGCGGACAGGAATTCACGCGGCAGTTGAACGTAGGTCACAAGAGTTTTTTCTTCCCCTCGGAAGTCGAATAACGCTGGAGAACGAGGTGGCGACATTTGCAGAGCACTGGCAACTGTCGCCCTTCGACACTCTTCGACTTCCGATTGCGCGACGAAAGAGGCTACTGCGCTGGAAAGAGCGTCACGCTAATCTTGTTGCCCAGCAAGCTCGAAGCCGCACTGAGGAATCTAGCGGTACGTTCACTGCAGAGGACATTAACTACATCTGGGGCAGTGATTCTGGCGAGGAGTTTTAGCTATGGCAACAGGCGGCACGGGTGGGATGAAGTACACCATCCAGATGGATATTCAGGCCAACACCAAGGCGGTGGGGAGCCTGACGCAGTCTGTTGATACGCTGGCAAAGTCGCTCGCGAACCTTCAGAAACAGGGTGACAACGCAGGGAAGGGCATGGCTGGCGGCCTTGCTAGTGCCAACGCGCAGGGGTACTTCCTTGCGTCTACGTTGGAGCGCGCAGGGCGTCAGTCTCTCTTTTTCGCGAAGGCATTCGCCTCCGCCACTGTGGGTTCTTTCACAACCCTGCTTCACGAAGCAGCTAATTTGGAGCAGTTTATCATCCGTCTTCAGTCCACTCAAGGCACGACGAAGAAGGATGCGCTCGATATTTTTAACTACACTATTAAGGCAACGACGCATCTCCCCATCACCGAGGCGCAGCTCGTACGCATCGCGACTACATTCAAACAACGCGGCATGGATATCCGTGAGGCATTCCACGGGAAGACTTATGAGGACATTATCAAGTCCGGGCACGCGGTAGAGGGTCTCGCACAAAGTATGGGTAACGCAGGCAAAGAGGGGGTGGGCCTTCTTGACCTATTTAGCGACCTTGCGACAACGCAGGGTCAGCTTGCTACGGAAGACATCGGGAAGTTCGTCCGAGAGTTCTCAGAGTTCATGGCGACAGGCCAGACGCGCTTCCTCCGTACCCGCCTTGATCCTGCACTGCTGCACGAACTCAACTCGACGAAGGCCAACGCTGGCAAGGCGATGGATGTCATCTACGAGTACTTGGCAAAGCGCAATGCTCTTGGTGTGTCACGCCTATCGATGCAGACGTTTAGTGGTGTTACTACTAACTTCAAAGGTCTCCCGCAGCGTATCGCAAACGCCGTATTCCAGCCGGGACTTGCGGAAGGTATGGCCCGCAAGTTCTCGTTGGCTTTGGCGAAAGCCTTTGAAACGATTAACGAGTACTTTGACGAGTCTACAGAGAAGGGCAAACGCTTCTTGCCCGAGCTTCGCAAAATTTTTGATTTTATTGGAGGAGTCGGCATATCTGTTATTAACGGGCTGACCAAAGCCTTTGAGCGCATGGCTAACTTCATGATCAACAATCCCGGCCTCGGGAAATTTTTGACCATGGTGGGTAGCATTTTGGCGGGTCTTCTTGCGCTGCGCGGTGTGATGTTCCTGTTTAGGGCATCGCTAATTACGATTGCTTTGGCTGGCAAACTCGTAGCCGGAGTTACCGCTGCGCTAAATATCAGTACAGGATTGCTGGCGCTCAAGTACGCCGGACTCATCGCAATCGGCGGCATCTTTTTTGCGATGTTCCGCAAGGTTGGCATGGTCATCAGCGCCGTACACGAAGCCATGACCAGCTTTAATCCAAACACAGGTATTTGGACGATCGCGCGAAAGACCTATGATGAGCTGCAAAAAGGCGGTCTTATGGGTCTATTTGAGAAGTTGCTAGAGGTAGGACTCAAGCTCAAGCTAATGTTTGAAGACAAGCTGAGCATGGAGAAAGCCTTTCCCACGCTTGCAGCAGTGCGCAACTTTCTCCGTGATCTCGGGGACGCATTCGTGCACGTCGTTGATGTAATGCTTGGTGTACGACCTGCGGCTAACGTGTCTAAGGGCGGCATGGCCGCGGTGGGAACAAGTGCCGGAAACCTATCTGTCGCGATTCAGCGTGTTTCTGAGGTAGGCAGCGAGCTAGCTAAGACCATGTCTAAAGAGATTCCAACAGGAGTGGCGGACGCCATTGACTGGTTTGCCACGCTGATTGAGTTCTCAGACAAGGTAATTAGATACGCCCTTAACCCGCTGCTCTTTGCATTGTCGGGTGTGGCCTCTGCCGTAGCTCTAGTAGCTGCGTCGATTGCGGTCATGCTAGGACGCGGGGAACTTGCCGACAAGATGACTGAGTTCGCAGTTGACGCAGCAAAGAGCGCTGGCAAGGCGTTTACGTGGTATAACCCTGAGCGCGACGAGGACACGGGGGAGCTGAACGTTGTAAAGTCTCTGCGAGGGCGTGCTACGGCTCTCCGTGCGGGGCTTCCCACCGCCACAGGCCCTGAGCGCGGTATCTTTCCCGAGGTCGCGAGTGCAACGCTGGCGACTACGTATGTTGACCCCGCTACTGGGCAGTCTGTGCGCGTACCGTACGCAGGTATCAGCGAACGAGCGGGTGTGTCCTACGACAGGTCACAGTTTCCAGCGACTTTCGCGGGCGGTTTTGACCCCCTCTCAACTTTCCCAGCGCTGCAGCAGGCTGCATCGTCCCAAAAAGTCACTGTCAACAGTAATGTCTTTTTGGACGGGCGTCAGATTGCTGCTGTGACCAACAATCAGGCGATTGTTGAGCGTGACAGAAGAGGCGACACGCTCGCGGGGAACATGACCCCCATGTCCTCGCTGGTAACCCCGTGATGTGCGCTAACAGCTCTAGCTAGGTGACGTACAATGGCTTTTTCGAATACACGTGCTCCGACTCGCGGCTTCTTGATGGTACCCGAGCGTAATAACCTCATGGTGCTGTTTCAGTTTAACCCGGCAGAGTACACTGAGACACACGAGGCCATTTACCCCAAACACGCTGTCCCAGGCGCCTCGCACCCTGTGTACCAGTACGGTGCCGGAGGCGAGCGTCTCATCTCGTTCACGCTGTACTTCGACGCAGACCTTGGTTTTCGACGACAGGACGCCAATAGCCAAGACTATGTCATCGACAAGAATGTGCTGTCGCTGAAACCACTGCTAAATAAAATTCGCTCGCTCACTTACCCTATTGTTAAAAACGTATCTGGAATTCGCCAAATTTACGCGCCTACTGCGTATTTGGAGGTTGGTAACTTGCTCGGCATTGAGCGAATTCAATGCATCGTTAAAAAAGCAGATCCTCGGGTGACTTTTTATAGCGCTGGTTTGGAACCTTTGAAGGCGCAGGTCACGATGGAGTTGGCGCAGGTTGTGGATAAGCGCGTGACGGCACAGCAGATCCAGTTTGGCCGTTACACCTGATGAGGTAAGTCATGGCTCTTACAAAAGACAGCCGTCTCACGCTAACGGCCGTAATCCAACCAGTAGACCAGTTCACTCTGCAACCCACTGCCCCGAAGTTTTTGGATCTTCGCCAGCGTGTGGGGCAAGATCGGACAGACTCATTCGCAACAGTCGGGGTGACTAATTGGCCGCTGCTGGGTAGTGAGTTGTACGGCGTAGGTCTGCGGTGGTGGGCTGCGGCAGATACGTCTGGTGTAGTTGATCCCTTTGTAGAACTACCAAGTGGGACCACCGTGCGTGCGCCTACGATCGAGCGGCTCCTCTTTGATGTACTGAGGTTCTGATGGCCATCATCCGTGAATACCAACAGGTCTATGCTCCGCAGGTCTTCTTGAAATCTCTCAACCAGATTTCAGGAGACATTATTGCGAACATGATTGACTTTGAGTTCACGGAAGATCCGCAAAAGATGAACTTGGTCACGCTACGTATCGCAGATCCAGATTTTGTGTTCACAAACGACAAACGCTTTCAGCAGGGCGTTGGCTACGAGATGCGCTGGGGTTATCTAACCGACCTTAGCGCCGTCGAGCGTTTTGTTGCCTCTCGAATTACTTTCAGTTTTCCTGACGCAAACAACATGCCTGTTATTACTTTACAGGCTAGTGGTTTTGAGAAACTGATGAATTTGACAGGCAATCCGCTCAACTACGGTCCTGTGGCTTCTAGTGAAGTTGCAGCAAAGATTGCAGAGCGGTACAGTTTAAAAGCGGTAATTGAGCCATCTAAAGATGCCCGTAAGCAAAACCGTATGCAGGGTGCGGATGTCACAGACTTCGAATTTTTGTCATCGTTGGCCAAGAAGCTGAGCTGGGAATTCTTTATTGAGCAGAACACGCTGTACTTTAGGCCGTTTAGTATCGACAACTATAGGTCTAACAACTTGAACTCCGAAGAGTTGGTGTTTTCGTATCGAGATGATGCTACAGGAACTTTGCTCTCATTTGAGCCAGTTGTAAATAAAAAACCAGGTCTGATTGGAACCACTGGCACGGATATTCAAAAAGGAAAGCCAGCACAGGCTGCGGTTCCCGCTGACCGGGATATTATCGGCGCTGCTTCTACCTCGGGTCAGGTGTGTACCTGGGGACAGAACATTAGCGAGGAAGAGCGCTTTGCGTGGATCGCGCAGCAAGAGGCGCTTCGTGGCGGAGGGTCTCGTCCAACACAGCCTCAGAACAAACGTGTCCCTGTGCGCTTTGCGACACCGGAGGAGTCGGACACCCTGATTCGGTCCAACGCAGAGGCGCTAGCGATTCACCTAAAGTTGAACACAGAGAAGGCGGAGGCTACCTTCGTAGGAAGTCCGCGCCTACGGGCGCGCAGAATTATTACAGTAAATAACGTAGGGCCGTACTCGGGGCAGTGGCTGATTACGGGTACCACGCACAAAATATCTGCGGACCATGGGTACACGGTCACTACCACGCTGTCTCGCGCTGCGGCAAAAGACCAGAAGAAGGCCAAAACAGGTCCGCCTGTGTCGTCGCAGGCTGAGGATAGACCAGTTTTCGGTTTTGGCAGTCCTACCGGAGATGTAGAGACACAGGGTGTGTTGCTGCAAGAGGATAAACGATGAGCGCGTACTTTGGTAAGTACAAAGGTTTCGTACGCGATAATAACGACCCAGAGAACCGCGGTCGTTTACGTCTATTTTGCCCTCAAATTATGGGGTCGGATGATACCGCTACCTCTTGGTTAGGCTGGGCGGAACCGTGTCTTCCGTGGATTGGCGGCTTGCCGACGCTTGACTTTGGATCTCCGTACTCCCGGGGCCAGAATGGTGTAGACGAGATCGGTGTATGGGTTGAGTTCCAGGGCGGTAATCTGGACTTCCCCATCTGGACTGGCTGTTTCATCGTCGCCCCCACAGCGACCGACGCACGCGCACAGCTGGCGCTCACGAGCACGTCTGGCGCAGTGGGCGGCAGTATCATCGCCAACCCCGGCGGCTCTGACCTGGGCGCGCTGGACCCGCCCAAGCCGCAGATTGCGGACGAGACGCGCCTGCTCGTCAAGAAAGGTCGGGACATCGTCATCGGATCGCAAAGCGGCGGATTCATCATCATCGGCCCTTCTGGCGTACAGCTTTCCGGTGTACAGGTGACCATCAACGGGAAGCTGTTCGACGCACTGAGCGGCGAGAACTACTCAGGCTGAAGAGGACTCTATGGGCCGTTATGTCTGCGTCACTCCATGTCTTACGCCGCCCCTACTTACAGGGCTGACCATCCCTATCCCCCTGGGTGGCGCGGGGAAGTTGACCACTAGCGGCAACCTTAGTTTCAGTGCGGACTGTAACGGTTGTAAGGCGACCACGGAAGTTCTTCTGAAACTAGAGCCTGCGCTGGCTGGCATTGATCCGTTCCTCGACCTGATTGGCTGCGTTGCCGCGGCCATCAAGATGCTCAAAGAGATCCCAAACGCCATTCTGACGTTGGATGCTTCAGCCCTTCTTGACCTGCTGTCGGAGTTGCTTGGCAAGTGCCAGAAGTACATCACGCTGGGTACGTTCCCTGGCGCGCTCGTGTGCGAGTTCGCAAATTTCACAGACAAGACGTTGAAGCTCATTCGTGCTGCGTTGCTGTGTTTTAACGGGCTTCTAACCTCAGCTCTCACACTAAACATCAACGCAGTAATTCTGCTGGGCGATGTAAATCCGCAGATTCGCCGAAATGGTGAGTGTCTGGCTGCGCGTATTCAACGAAACCTTACTACCTTGAATACTCGTGCCTCAGTGCTCTCTGACCTCATTGCGGCGCTCCAGGTCATCTTTGATCTGCTAGGTATTGCAGGTCTCTCCTTCGATGACATCAAGAACGCGGCTTCGGCGTTCACGGCGTTCCTGCAGTCTGCTGTGCCCAGTGTCCCGGAGGACTTGCAGGCGTATATCCAGCAAGCGGTGGATGCCACGACTGAGTTCGAGCAAGCGCTCAAGTTCACCACGGATAACATCACCGGTCCCACTGTCGTAGTTTGCCAGACCACGGGGTTCATTCCAGTATGAGTAGCCTACAGGGATTTCTGAACACGTTCGGCAGAGGCCCGGCTTACCCGATTCGGTTTGACCCATCGGCGAGCCGTTTTCGCATTTCGCGGGACGAGCAGATTGTGAAGGACTCGATTGCGCAGATTATCAGCACTGATATCAGCGAGAGACCTTACCTGCTCAAGAATGGCCAACCATACGGTACGCGTCTTCGGCAGACGCTGTTCAGCGGGGCAGCGGCGGTAGAGGCGGCGGCCCCGTTTGAGATTGCAAGAGCGCTCGATATCTGGGAACCGCGCGTGGCTGACGTGTCTGTATCCGCGTCCTCTCAGCCTTCGGGCAGTGGCACGCAGGTCAACATCTTCGTCTCGTTCAGGTATCGAGCCTCTAATCGCTCCGATAACCTCGTCTACCCGTTCTTCGTAGCTACGTTGTGAGGCTGTAATGGCTGCTGGCGCACCGAACTCTCCTGTATTCAACTACACCAGTCTTGATTTCTCCACAGTCAAGTCGGACTTGATTCGGTACGCCCAGTCGCGTTTTCCGGACGAGCTGTGGACGGATTTTAACGACAGCAACTTCGGCACGTATTTGCTCGACATGATGGCGTACTCGACGGACCTGCTGTCGTACGCCATCAATGCACAGGTGCTGGAGACGCTGCCGCTGACTGCCGTACGCGAACAGAATATGATTAACATCGGTAAGACGCTGTCTTACCAACTGCGCAGTGCGACGGCTGCCACGGGTCAGGTTACGCTAGCACTGACGGGTGTCGGAGCGTTCACGATCTCCGAACACCTACAGTTTTCTACGTCTGATAATATTATCTTCCAGCCCGTCAATAACGTCCCTGTCGGCGTGGGCGTGACCTCTGTCACCCTGGACGTGGTGGCTGGACGCGAGATTTATCTGGAGACGCTCGGACTGGCGGACGGTACGCAAGCCGAGTCTTTCCAGCTGTCGCAGACTGCTGTTATTGACGGCACTATCTTTGTGTTTGTGAACTCTGTGCTGTACACGGAGACTCAGAACATCGTGCTCGCGGGGTCTGGCGCCCAAGTCTACGTCCGTACGGTCGATGACAGTGGGTTCACGACGATTACGTTCGGAGACGGCCAGAACGGCACGCTGCTGCCGTTGTCCGCCACCGTCGAAGCGACGTACAAGGTTGGCGGTGGACTATCGAGCACGGTAGCGGCGGGTGCAATTACTAACGTCGCTGGTGACTCCACGGGTGCGCCAATCCCGACACAGATTATTAGCGTGTTGAATACCTCCGCCACTACGGGAGGCGGTCCGGCCACGACGTTGACCCAGGCGCGGCAGGAGCTACCGCTTACGGTCAAGGCGAACGACCGCGCAGTGACTTCGCAAGACTACGCAACCTTCGCCTCATTGGTTACCGGTGTACAGCGCGTCTCTGCGGTATCGGGTGTGCTCGTGGGAGGTTCTGCCCCTGTGCTGCTGTTTGTCGTACCGAGCGGTGGCGCCTCGGTAGACCCGCCACAAGGGCCGTCTGCCTCGCTCAAGACGGATATCCTGACGGCCTTGGCGCCAAAGAAGATGCTGAACAAGCGCATTCAGGTGCTTGGCCCTGTGTACGCTCGGATGCAGATTGACGTAGATGTGTACGTCCTTGCGGGCTCTTCTGCAGACGTGGTGTACCAGCAGGTGGTGGCAGCGCTCAAGCGTCGGTACGACCCAGGCGTCTCGACCTTCGGCGAATTCATGGGCCTGCAGGATGCCTATGACACGCTCAGCCCTGCCACGAACCCGGGCGTAGGCCGTGTCGTTTACCGCAAGTTCACGGTGCAGGCGTACGGCGCAGCCTACGTAAACCGCACGCCTACGGGTACGGGGGATATCGAGTGGATTGTAACCGACCCTGAGACGGCGGATAGGCGCGAATGGAACGTGCTTTTTACGTCAGCCACTACTTTCCAAGTGCGCGAGCGCTGGCCCGGACGCTTGTCGCGAGTCGAGAGCACTGTCGTATTCGATGACCAAGCCAGCTATCCCGATAACTTCTTTACGGTCGGCGACTTCGTGCTGCGGCCTCGTCCAGAGGAAAACAGCACGTTCTACCCCGTGCTTGGCAATGACGCCCAGGCTATTACCGTAAGTGGTAATATCGGAGGGGATGCTGTGCCGGGTGATCCGTACGTGGTTGAGCGGCTCGCCTTCACCACCGGAAAGGTGCTGTCCACGACGTTGACCGCGGATGCCTCAGCGACCACAACGTTGACGGTGGCCAGCACGGCGGGCTTTGTGGCAGGCGACAAGGTGGTTGTGCGCGACAGCCTCACGGCCACGGCTTCGTACGTTACCGCCGCGGTGGTTAACGTCGCGTCGGCCACCTCTATCGTTCTCGACACAGCAGTTACCGCAACTACAGGCTGGTACCTGAGTGCACGCTGGGAAGCGCCGGATGGTTCTGTGACCTTTGCAGTCGACGCGGGCAGCACGGCGTTCATCATGGGTGACCAGCTGTACGTCGATACCTACGAGCCTACGGACGACATCCAGCTACGGCCCGAAAACTTCCCCGTGTTGTTTGACAGCGGTCTTACGGTGCGCGTCATTGGTGGGGTGCGCTGATGGCTTTTACGCTTACGTTAGCGTCGATGCCCGCACAGCGTCAGCTTTTGCTGACGTTTAACACGAACGTGCAGACCATCGTGCCTGCGGGCACTGCTGCGTACGACATCAACTCGTACACGCTGTCGAATAACGCCTCGGTTACGGCTGTTGTACAGATTAGTGCTAACACTATTCTGCTGTACACGACGGAGCTGCAGAGCGTCATCAATTACAGAGTGACAGTCACGGGAGCGCTCACAAACACGTTGGGCGACCCGCTGACGGTGCGCACGGCTGTCTTCGTGTCCTACACGCTGACGCCGCCGTACGTGGTGGCCAGCCTCGTGGCTAGCTCTGGACCGCGCGGGCGACGCGTCGACCTGCGGTGGGAGAATCCTGCGGGCGTCGATGCTATCCGCATTATCAGAACGCTGCGTAGCTGGCCGTTTGACTTCACGGAGCCGACGCCGGGGGCTGTTACGGTATTCGAGGACCTCTCTTCTGCAGAGTTCTTCAGTGACGTAGGACTTGGCTATGTGGCGGTGCTGGCTGCGAATACTGTAGTCGGTGTTGCAACCGTCTCGGTTCCGTCTTCCTATCTTTTTAATCCAGGTGATACTGTTCAACTGGTGTCCGTAGACGGACCGTACCTTGAGGAGACGAAAGTCATTCTCTCTGTCGGCGTAGGAAGTCTTACGTTTACTACGCCACTCGCGCAGGTTTTCTTGGCGGGCTCTCACATCGGATATCCGGAGCCGTTGAATGAACAGACGTACTATTACTACACCGTGTTGGTGAGTAATGCGGGACCGCTCGCACTGACTGCCTATGACCTCACGGATGCTAGCAGGGCCTACGCACTCTCAGTTGCTGTGTATAATTCGAAGGATAATTTCCTTTGGCCAAACACGCCTGCTATCTATCGCGAGATGGATGCGCTACCTGTTGCACAGGGCGGCGGCGGCGGCACGCTCGACAAACTTTACGAAGTGATGGGCGGGTGGTTGAACGTCATGCGAGGCAACGCCAACGCGATTGCGCTGCGCAATGACCCAGATATGGCGCCCATTGACGCCCTCATTGCGGCGAACTCAGCGCTGGGCTTCTCTGGTGAAGGCCAGACGTATGACTTCGACGCGCTGCGACGCACCTTCTCCAGCATTACATCTGTCTATAAAAAGAGAGGGTCGTGCCCCGGTGTACAGCAACTGGCGCAGTTGCTTGTTCGCTGGGCCGTCGTCTGTGTGGAGTTCGGACAGGGTAACTGCATTGGCCTGACCAACATGAAGACGTGGGACGGCACGTCTGAGCTGGATACCGGGGAAGACTCGGTGACGAATGCCATCACGCAGGTGGTGATCTCGGCCGCAGGCTCGGCGGTCATCACTGACCCTGAGAAGGGCACGCCTGTGCCTCCCGTGCCGTGGGATGTGGTCAACCGCTGGGCACGAGGTAAGGCGCGCGACAGCATGGGCAACGTCGTCTGTGTCGCGAACAGCGGCTACATTGCAGGCGTTGCAGGGACGCTGACCACGCAAGACCTGTACGCGTACGTGCAGCTGGCTGCACCTGTGCTGGTGGGCGCCACGACCATTGTGGTTGACGATATCCGTGGCTTTCAGCCAGGGCAACGTATTCAGCTTGTTAATAACGTTCCGTATGCGCCTAACGCGTACCGCTCAGAGATTGTCGATGTGGCAATCGGCGGCGTGAACGTTGCCACCAACACGATTACCCTGCGCCGTCCTACGCAGTACGCCTACGCGTCTAGTTCACGTGTCAGCCTGCAGACCACCATCTTCCGGAAGGAGTTTGAGGGTTTGGCTACGGCGGTAGGTGTGTCCACCCTGACGGATAGCAACGCCCTCTGGGTGGAGAATCAGTGGATCGGATACAAGCTGCTGTACATTGACGGCGTGGTGCGGACCATCGTCAGCAACACGAGCCAAGTGCTGACGGTTACGGGCGCTCCAATGGCCGCGTCTGGCTCGAACGACTACCGCATCGCCTACGGCTTTTCGGCAGGCACGTTCAGCACGGCGACGGCCTACTTGCGGTACTACGTCGGCAACGGCGTCCACACGGACATCTTCGAGCCGACCTGGAGCGTGAAGCTCGTGGCGGAACCGAATGACCCGCGTAACCGTCTCTGGCAGGGGCCTGGGTCGACTCTTCTTGGAGCCTGGGGACCCACGGATGCAGGTATTTACGTGACCAGTACATCACAGGGTGGTGGTCTGGGCGTCGTGGCGCGTGGCAAAGAGGGGTCGGTCGGGCTTCAAAAGAGCAAGCTGGTACTGGACCCTATTGGCTACCGAAACCCAGGAACGCCATCTTTGGTCGGATATTATCTGAACCCCAACCAAAACCAGACGACCTTTTTTGAGATCCTGATCGACAACGGCACGAGCCTTGTGGTCGCGGGTGATATTTCCTCGTTCGTGGTCTCAGGCCAGCCTTACTATGTGCTATCCAAGCGTGACATGAACCGTTTCTTGGCCCTGCAAAAACGGGTCTTTTACGAGTTCACCGACACTGACGTTCGGCCCCGACTCCTCCTGGTGTAAATATGGCTGACATTACCAAAGACTCGTTTAACGAAGCAAATGATTTCACCAAGGTCGTGTTCCAGCGTGGACGCGACCTTATGGACTTCGAACTCAACGAGTTCCAGGACATCCTCCGCGTGTTCTCGGCGCGTCTGGGGCAGGTAGGTGTCGGGCTGTGGCAGGCAGCGGCCTCCATCAGCTATCCGTACTCTTCGGACAACGGCCTGGAAGTCGTAGTGTCGCCGACCTCTACGCCGAACGAGGTGCAGATTAACGCAGGCACGTTCATCGTGGACGGTATCGTCCAGGACTACCTGCTGCCCACGACGTTCGTGCTGCCCGCTCCGGCCGGGACTATCCAGTACGACATCGTGTACATCGCGGTGGTCGAGAGCGAGGTTGCTGACCCCAACGCGGTGCCGCAGATTGGCCCCACGACGGTGCGTCGCCAGTTGACCACGACGGTGCTGACCTACCGCACGGCGTCGCTGCCGTTCGACCCGTCGTTCCCCGTGAACCCTGCGACGTGGCTGTGGCAGGGGCAGACTCGGTACTACCCGATTGCTGTGGTTACGCGCCCCGCGCTGACTGCGGTGGTTACGGCCGCAGACATTCTCGACCTTCGCCGTCAGACGCCTTCTCGCACGCTCGCTGAGGCGGCACGGGTTGCGGACTTCAAGCTGGAAGCGCTCATCACGCCCTCGCTTGAGACGCCAGTGCGCGATGTCAACGGTATCGATAACCAGCTGATTGTTGACATTAACAAGAACAATAGCGCAAGCCTTATCGCACTGAACGACGTGCTGACCGTTCGTTCGCGACAGCAGAGCGGCTCTGCGCAGACGATGGCGACGCTTACGCGCTACGCCACGACCACGACAGGTGTCGCGGGACGGCTCGCGCTCGGTACGAACTACGCGCTCTACGGTACGTCGACGCTCCGTCTCCAGGACGATAACATCGTCAACACTGGCTACCCTGCCCCTGTCACCGACAAGTTCGTGCGCCTCTCCTCGACCGCGAACGGAGCCTCTGTTCTCCGTATCGGCGAGCAGGGTGCTGTTGTCCAGAACACGACGCTGGCGCTGAGTTCTCAGAACCTGCTGAAGTCGATTAACGGCCGTGTTCACGTGTCTGTCGGCGACGGCACTGTGTCGTTTGGTGACTTCAACGGAAGCAACGCCATCCAGCTGGCCATGGACTTCTACGTCGCGGCAGTGGCCGCAGGTGCCGTCATCGGCTCTTACGAGATTGACGTAAAGCGCGGCACGTACGTTATTGCTTCGACGATCAACATCCCCGTAAATTCGGTTATCACGCTGACGGGAGATAATGCCCGCTCAACTGTGGTGCAGGTGCTGCTTGCAGCAGGCAGCGGTTTTGCCCTGCTGACCAACTCTGCTGTGGAGTTTAGGCGTCTGCAGGTCGAGGGTGGCGGAAGCACGACGGCCCTCGTGTCGGTTGGCTCGGGCGTATCGTTTATCACCGAAGACTGTATTTTCGAAGCCGCCAGCTTTGGTGTTGTGGTGCAGGGGGCAACCTCCCTGCTGTTCATGCGTACGCTGTTCCGCGCATCTCCAGGTGTTGCGGATACGCCGCTTGTTCAGCTGCGCGTGGGCGCCACGGTCTCCGGCGGAGACTATGTCTTCAAGGACTGCGGATTCTACACGCAGGGCACGAACGACATTCCCATCGTGCGCGTGCAGGGCTCGGGGTCTTACGCCACGTCGAGCAGCATTCGATCGGTACAGTTTATCGGATGCTCTGCGGCGCTTGGTGGCGGCATCAACACAGGGTCTGCGTTTAACCCAAGCGCTGTAAATACCGGCTTGCTGGACTTTGTACCGAACGGCGCAAACATCAACAACGTTTACTCCAAGACTGGTGTGGATCGTGTCGTTATTCGTGACTGCTCGATTTCAGCCACTGCGACCGCAACCACTGACTGCCTGACGGCACTGCGCATCACGGCAAACCGCGTGGGCGATTTTAGCGGTATCTTGTTCACGAGTGGTTTTCTCACCGTGGACTATCTGCAGATTACAGGCTTGACGGTCACAATCGATGGAACTACTGGTCTCAGTGCTGTAAACACGATTAGTCCTGTCATTATCGGGCTGTATCACGCACACATTGATATTGAGGATGTCACGATCCAGAGTGTTACGTCGTCTGTAGGCGGCGCAAACAACGGCAAGATTCCGTATGACGCTTACACGTACTTCACCCCTGACGGTGCAGTAGCTCCTGCGCCGAACACGGGCGCCAAAGCGCTCAACGCTATTGCGGGTGTCGAGTCCGCTGCTGTGGCAATTGCAAACCGCTGGTTTGGTGCGGTGCACTACGCACTCACGGAAATCGCAACGCGTAATCCGCAACCTACGACGCTCATCTCTAACCTCCGTATCTTTGGTTTTGAGCGTGGCGGTACGTCGGTGCACAGCTGTGGCGGTGAGTTGCTGGTTCACGCATCGGGCACGTACGCGTACATCTCTGACCTGGAGGTGTCGAACTACAAAAACTCTAGCGCTACGACGCGTCTATTTGCGCCAGAGAGCCGTGTGCGGCTTATGACCACGCGCGTGGAGATCAGCGGTGTTAACAAGCCAATTATGGATGCACGCCGCGTAAATATGACGGGCTATTACGCACGTCAAGGCGCTGTGGTGTCGCTCTCCATTACGAACCCCGGCAGTGGGTACACAGATGGTTTCTACGCCGGGTACGTGACTTCGGGCGCGGGCTCTGACCTGCGTGTAAATGCGCTCGTCCAGGGCGGCGTTGTGACACAGGTGCAAATTGCCAATCCAGGGTACAACTGGACTGTGAGTAATGTTGTATCCGTTGTACTGCCCACAGGTACGGGAGCCCAGTTTACCGTCACTGCCGTGTCTCCAGCGTCGCAGTGGTTGTCTGGGTCTTCGTTTACAGGCGCCAGTGGTCAGCTGTCGTCGGTCAGCGATGCGGCCTACCTGCTCCTTTCGGACCGCACGACCAACCCGCCCTTCCCCGAAGTGTCGCACGCATCTATCAGCCTCTCTGACGTAGACATTTCTGGATACCAGACGGAGACGGCTGTTCCCCAGGGAGCCGCCATCGGCTCGTACGCAGTAGGCTCGGACTCCATTACGGTAAATAACTCTCGTCCAAATGTAGGTCGCGGTATTTATTTTGGGGCGCCGAACACCGCGCCTAACGCGAAGTATGCAGTGCTTACTATCAACGGCTGCGCACTGCTGCCCGACAACTCCGCGGACGGCAACGGTATGAGCGGCACGATTACTGTGGACTGCGGGGCAGACCAACTCACCGTCTGCAATAACACCGTTGCAGGCAGTGCTGTCGGCAACGATGGACCGGTCACCGTCGCACAGTACGACGCGGACTATGCGGGCAGCATGGAACTGACGGGAAATGTATTTGGATGTTTTGGCCCAGACGGCACGTCTCCCGCAAGCGTAAGTCTGAGGTTCTTGTGCAATTTCTGGCCTCTCGGTGCACAGGTGGTGCCCCGTGCCGTGGTTTACGGGAACGCGTGCCGCAAGTCTCTCGGAGGTACCGGCACCGTGCAGTACGGCATCTACTTCAATAACAAACGTATTAGCGCTTCCGGCACGCTTCCCAACACCGATCAGATCACCCTGTCGTCTGTGAACGGGCGAGGGCTTGCCACAATCGAGAGCGGCTACGGAAACACTCCTATGCACTTTGTTAAGGGCTCTCAAATTGTCGATAACGACGCCTTCCTCTGGACGGATACCTGACTATGGCTGACCCCGTTACCGCCGTTAGTGGAATTCAAGGACTCACTGGGGAAATCACGGTCCCCGTCCCTCCCAACGCCCCGGCGGCGATGGGTCCAGCAACGCTGGTGGGAAATGCGGGTCTGGTTCTGCAAGCTAGTCCGTCGAATATCGCGCCTGTTTACGTGGGCAACTCGACTGTGACTATCAGCTCTGGGCTCTGGCTTTTGCCGGGGTCCTCCATGTTCATCCCCGTCAACGACGCCTCGGACGTGTACGTGATTGCCGCGGTGGCGGGTCAGCTCGTTCGCGGAATGGAGCTGTGAGATGAGTGTTGTTACCCACGCACAAGGCTTTCCTGCAAGTGGCGGCATTGGCGCAAACGTCGGCGCCAGTGTCGCAGCATCAGGCAATATCTCGGTCACTACTGCTGTAGCCCAGCTGGTGCCTTTCCCGGTACGCAAGGCAATTGTCGGAGTGCTGATTCAGTCACGGTCGACCAATGCGGCGATTGTTTATATTGGGCCGTCTACGATGAGCGTAGCAGGGGATGGTGGTGTCGAACTGCGCGCAGGTTCGTCAATTTTCTACCCTATTAGTGAGGTAGATTCGCTGTATGCAGTTGCCGCAAGCGGCACGATGACGGTGGCAGTTCACTGGGTGTAAGAGGTAAACAATGTCTGGTCTGATTTACATCGAGAATCCCGAGCTTGTCGCTGGTGTTAGTGGCTCGGGCACGATCAACCGTTTGCCTCTGTGGACCGGCATCTCGACGCTCGGAAACAGCGCACTCACCCAGCTGGGGACGTTGGTCGGCGTAAACGTAGCGGTACCTACAGCGGGTTTGAGCCTGCCTGCTGGTACGACGGCTGCGGCCTCGATGAATTTTGCGACCGGATCGGCGCCCACGACGCCTAACGCGGGCGACTTGTGGTTCGACGGTACGTATCTCTACCTTCGGGCAGGAGGCATCAACCAGCCGCTCAACGCGCCGTACGGCACGGGTACGCAGGACCGTCTCAGCAAGTGGGGACCCGGCGGCCTTGGCTTGACGGACACTGTTATCGTTCAAGATAACTCTCTCGGGTACATGAATACCCGCGTCGTTACGACGACGGAAACTAACGTGCTTGCGCTCGACTCAAATGCGGGCGTAGGTCGTAACTTCACCTTCCGCAGCGGTGGCCTCGACCGCTTCGCGATGCGGGTAACCGGGACAGAGAGCGGCAGCGACACGGGCGGTGATTGGTCGCTCCGTCGCTACGATGACGCAGGCGTGTCTCTTGGACAGCCGCTTACGGCTGTACGTAAAGACGGACGTGTTTATACGAGCGATAACTTCGGTGCGGGTACGGACCCGGGCACCGGTAGCGCTATTTTCTCCTTGACGGGGCTCGTGGGCGGTAGTGGTTACGCGGCTAGCGCATCTGGTGTGGCGCTGACGGGCGGCTCTGGTACCGGCGCTACTGCGTCTATTGTTGTCAGCGGTGGTGCCGTTACCTGGGTCAACCTGGAGAGCCCCGGACAGGGGTATCAGGCCGGTGATGTTTTGTCGATTACTGGCGGCACTGGTACTATCCAAGTGCTGTCTGTCTCGAAGGTGTCTCGTGTATCGGGACTGCTGTCCGCTAGCGGCCGTATCGGCGCAGGAACGACCCAACCAACCGCAGGCATTGACTCAAGGTTTGGCGCGGTCGTCACTGGATGGCAACGTCGATCGCAAATCCTCTCGTCAGGAACAATCACCACCGCTGACGCCTACATGCTGACGATCGGCGGAAACGGTCTCGAAGATATCGACGTTTCTAGTGCGACGACCCTGACAGGAATCGGTGTCTTTCCGCGACTCACGTCATCAACGTCGCGCGCCGTGAGTGCAATTCGCGCCGAGCCACAGCTAGTTGTTACGTCGGGTAGCACGGCTAGATTCTCCCTCGTGTTCTCTGGTCTTTTGCAGCGTTCCAGCGCAACGGATCTCAACACAAATACAAATCTGCGAGGGATGCAGCTTAACGTCGGCAATAACAATGCCGCGGTTGCGTACACGACACCGGAAATTAGCGGCGTTCTGGTTTTTGCCAACAATACCCAGGCGGCGGGCTCCGTCGTCACAGCGCAGGATGGGTTTCGTGCGACGATCTCGCAGGGAGTGACTTCCGCGGGAACCGTAACTACTTCATCGCTTTTTCGTGGTGTTTTCTTCAACGTAAGTTCCGTTGTCTACACGACGTTCTACGGCCTGCGGCTAGAAAATGCGTCGATCACGGCGCCGGGAACGCGCCCAGTCAACTACTGGGGCATTAGCCAGGAGGATGCGTTTGCCAAGAACGTCTTCGCGGGCAGTACCGCCATTGGTCTGGCTGCAGGTACGGTAGCCGCTGCTTTCTTGGAACTTGCGGCGGGAACAACTGCCTCGGCACAGATTCGTTTTCGTACGGGTGTTGCCCCCTCAAGCCCTGCGACGGGTGACCTCTGGTTTGACGGTACGGACTTCAAGGCCCGTAATGGCGCCGGTACGCAAACCGTCGCGTATGTCGGAGGCCCTGGTGTAGGCACTGTTACGGGCTCCGGCACGTCCGGCACCATCCCCCGCTGGACGGGCGCAACTCCGTCGACGACGTTGGGGGATAGCGTCATGGTGCAAGTGGGGTCCGGCATCGGGCTCGGCACCTCGACGCTCTACACGGGCACCAAGCTGCAAGTCGCAGGGTCCGGCGGTATCGCCGCGATCACGTCCGAGGACACGAACGGCGGCGGCAACTTCCTGCGTTGGCTCGCCGACACGACGAACAACCCGCTGATCAACTGGACGACGGGCAGCGCGCTGCGCTTCGCCACGTCGACCAGCGCCTTCGGTACGTTCGCCGAACGCGCCCGCATCGACTCGTCGGGCAACCTCAGCCTCGGCGCAAGCCCGAGCAGCGGAAATCGCATCCTTCTTGGCGGCATTGGAAGCGGTACGAGCTACGTGAAGGCGAACGAGGCTGTTGTCCAGATGGGCAACATCTTTGCGGGCACTCTGCAGCTACTGACGAATAACTCGCCGCAAATGACGGTGACCAGCGTTGGCGATGTGGGTATCGGTACGAACAGCCCCGGCGCCAAGTTGGACGTTAACGGCGCTGCGCGTGCCCAATACGGCGTTTTCACGGCAGGCGTCTCTGCCTTCCTCTCGACGACGGGCGCACTGTACACGTACTACACGTCCGGCACGGGAATCGTTGCGGCGTTTGCGGATAACAGCAGTACAGCCGCTCCGCTTGACCTGTTTTCGGGCAGTGTGCGCGGTCTGCGCGTAACGACTACTGGTAACGTAGGTATTGGACTCACTGTTCCGCAGACTCGTGCAGAGATTAACTACGGCACGTTGATTGCGGTTGCGCCATCTACGCCAAACACCACTACTGCGGTCACGCTGAGCGCCAACGACCCTGGCACTACGGCGGCGGGCAGTGGCGTACTTATGCAGCTGCGGCCCATCACTAACCGTGGTGCGGCGGTGGCTATTGGTGCAATCAACGAGAGTACGAATAAGGACGGTGGCGGCGCTCTCACGTTCTACTACAACAACGGTAACGGTACTGTAGCGGAGGCAATGCGGCTGTCGTCGGCTGGTAATCTCGGTATTAACGTTACGCCAAACGCGTCATACAAACTGCATGTTAACGGCACGATTGCTGCGTGGGACGGTACGAATGGACGCGTTGCACTGACACCGTCCGGTTCAGCACTTACGGGCTACGTTGACTGGCGTAACGGTGCAGGTACGCGCCTCGGCTACATGGGCGGCGGCAGTTCTACAAACCTGAATCTCAACCTGGAGAACAGCGCTAACCTGCTGATCAGCGGCGGCAACGTCGGCATTGGGATAACAACTTCTCCGAGTGCAACTCTTGAGGTTGGCCGAACCACGCTAGGGGTTGTTGATATAAGGCTTAGCAGCGCTGGAACAGCGTACATGAATTTGTACGCGGGCAGCGGTGTCGGAGCCGCGGTACTTATGTCTGTGCAACCTGAGCCCCTTGTTCTGGGAACGGCAAATTCCGAAAGAATGCGCATTGACTCTGTAGGCAACGTCGGCATCGGTGGCACGCCTACGACGTACAAGTTGGAGGTGCTCAGCTCGGATCTGAGTGTCTACGATGTGCGGGTCGGGCGTGGCGCTGCGGGAGATGATCAAAGCACGGTGGTTGGTCGTATCGCACTTGCGTCCAATACGACGGGTGGCAAGAACACGGCCATCGGCTATGCCACTCTGAACCTTGCCTCGACTGCCAACTACACGGTCGCTATCGGAGCCCAGGCATTGCAACTGCAGACCGGTGGCGACGGTAACGTAGCCATTGGTTATCTGGCAGGCGGTGTTCTTACGACCGGACAAAATAACACTATTATTGGTACTAACGCCTGCGTAGCAAACCTCATTACAGGTTCTAGCAACATCGTTATTGGTTCCGGTGCGGACACGCTGTCAGGAAGCGCAAGTAACAAACTTGTTATTGGCAGTAGCGCGAACTACGTCGCTACGGATGGTGGACCTACGACCTACTACGCTACCGCAGGTTCGTCTGATGGTTACATCATTATAAATCTAAACGGCAGAGAAGTAAAAATCGAAGTATTTAAGGTCTGAGAGGAAATCATGTTTTCTACCATCACTCCCGTTAACGTTTACCCCAACGCCTGCTCTGTCCTGTCCGTAGACCAAGCGGTCGTGCGTCTCGGTATGGGCGCCACCGTCTACTGGCAGCTGTACACGGCGGAAGGGCTTCAGACGCAGTCGAACACCACCCCGATGCCTGCGGAAGTCTACGCCCAGTGGGGCGATGACGATAAGTTCGCCTTCGAGTGGCTGGCTCAGAAGGAAGGACTTACCATTACCGGCCCCATCACCATGGACCCGCCCTGGATGCCTCCCGCGCCCGAGCCTACGCCGGAACCTGCGCCTGAAGGTTGATCCCTTCACAAAACGCGTAGACGTGTTACCGTGCCAAAGCTAAAGCCGTAGAGGCCCCAGCAAAGGAACCGAACATGACCCCGACGCCTGATCAGAAGCAGATTGAGACCCAGAACCGTGCCCTCTCCACGCTCGTGGCGGCGGCGCGACTTGCCCAGTCCAAGGGCGCCTTCACTCTCGAAGAGTCGACGGCTATCCTTGAGGCGATTCGCGTGTTCGAACAGCCGCCCCCGGGCGCTGCGCCGCAGGCTTCGGCCGAAGTCGTGGCTCCGGCGGCTGGCACGGCCTGACCGACACGATGTGATAGAACCAGGGCAGAGGCTACGGTCTCTGCCCTTTTTGTTTGGAGGACCCATGCCCCAGCCCGGCGATACGGTAGAACTCTACCGAGATATTACTGAAAACGGTATTCGCACAGACCCCGCGACTCTAACGCTCACGGTTACGACCCCGTCTGCGGTCTCCACCGTGTACACCTACCCATCGTCTCCGAACATCACGAAGACGGAGACGGGTAAATTCAAGGCGGCAGTCACCGTCAACGCCGCTGGTATTTGGGCCTACACGTGGGCCTCGACGGTGCCCACGACGACGTTCACGTCCAAGTTCCAGGTTGACCCGCTGTTCGAGAGCGTGACTTACACGGTCACGAATCTCGTAGGCGGCGCGGCTTTGCCGAACGTACTGCTGGAGTTTTTCGACTCGTCCTCGAACTTGGCTCCGAGGGCTACGGCCAGGACCAACGCGCTTGGGCAAATCACCGCGCGCCTTCTTCCGGGCGTCTACCGTGTGGAGGGGCAGCTGACCAAGGCGGCGCCGCTCCGCACGCAAATCACCGTGCTCGACACCAATGGTGTCACGCCGCAGACCTTTGCGGGCACGATGTCGCTCTACACGATTAACAACCCTGTTGCTGCGCAGGTCTGCCGCCTGTTCGGCTTCATGGTCGACAGCCTTGGCGTACCGCTTCGTGGTGTCGAAGTGATGCTGACCACGGTCGGCATGGGCTGGAACAAGCCCTTCGTCAACGGGCAGGCCACCGGTATCGACCCGCTCAACCAAGCTGTGGCCACCCAGTGGCGCAGCGTCTACACCGATAACAACGGCTTTTGGGAGACGGATGTGCCCGTGGGAGCGCTGCTGCGGGTACGAGTTCCTGTAATTTACTACGACAAGATTTTCCGCGTACCGGAGGAGACGACGCTGAACATCAAGGATGCGCGCACCGACGCTCTTACGATGGATACGGGGATCACCAATGAGGTGCCCTATACCGGTGGCTACGCGGGCAATCCGCACTGAGGTAGACCATGCACGAGAAGGTAGAAGTCTGGATGGCGTTTGCTTGGCCTGCGATCAGCTTTGTGCTGAACGCGTTCTGGGCGCAGAAGACGGAGGAGTGGTGGCAGGAGTGGGCAGAGCCGAAGGGCTTTGGCGGCATGTGCCTGCTCACCTTCAAGTCCATCTGCCAGAAGTACGGGTCGGACTGCGGTCCTGACCTGAACGCTTTGAAGAGCCGCAAAAAGCCTGAAGAAACGACGAACGACCAGCCTGTTTAATAAACTTGTTGACTGCGCGTCCTCTGGCTGTGTAGAAACTACTACGTTTCTGACAGTTCAGAGGACGCAGCATGTTGATTCGCCTGAAGCGCCGGGAGAGCCCGGCTGACGTAATCGTACGCGGGGCCATGGTGCGCGCCCCCAAACACCTTGTGAACATCGACAAGGTCCGCAACGACCTGAAGCTCAGGAACGCCGCCTACTGGCAGGCCATGCAGACCGGAGCCCCGACGCAGGGCCTGGAGCCCTTCCTGGAGCTGTTTCGGGAGACGGACGAGTGGGTCGAGGTTCCTCGGCACTACCCCCTGCCCTTGCTCGCCCCAGCGCCTGCCACGACCACGCAGGTCCTCACGGGTCGACCACTGCAGGCGGGGCCGCTCTCGAAGATTGAGCCCCGGGACGAGGTGCAGGTCGAGTCGGTGGACGCGCTACTGGCGGACCGGACCGACAAGATTCTCGCGCTCGGCTGCGGGAAGGGGAAGACGTTTGTCAGCCTCTACTCGGCGGCAAAGGGGAAGCGTTACCCCATCCTGGTGGTCGTCCACACCAACGCTCTCCTCGACCAGTGGCGTCAGCGCATCACAGACTTTCTGGGGATCGAGCCAGATGATGTCGGCCACATTCAAGGTCCCACTGTCCGCTGGAACGGGTACGGGATCGCGGTTGCAATGCTGCACAGTCTGGTACAAAAGCAGTACGAGGACGGCTTTTACAAGTACTGGAATTTGGTCATCTTCGATGAGGTTCATCGTATCGGGGCCAAGACGTTCATCCAGGCTGCTAGCATGTTCAACGCCGAGCGCTGGGGCCTTTCTGCCACCCTGCAGCGTGCAGACGGTATGGACAAGGCCATCCACCTGCATCTCGGACCGGTAGCCTACGAAGACCTGCGTCAGCCGCTGGAGCCGACCATCTACTTCGTGCCCACTAACCTGCAGATTAATATGCAGCGTTACATCTTCCGTGGTGGGCGCGTTAATTTGGCGCAGCTGATGACGACGCTGGCGGACCACCCAGTGCGCAACCAGAAAATCATGCACTGGCTGGACAAAGCAGTGAAGGATGGGCGTACGGTGCTCGTGCTCGGGGAGCGCCTGAGCCAGCTGTCAACGCTCTGCGAGATGATGACGAGCACGGAATCGAAGGCCATTCACGTGGGTTCGATGACGCAGGAAGAGCGCCGGGATGCGCTGACTAAGCAGGTGGTCTTTGCCACGCAGCACTTGGCGAAGGAGGGGCTCGACCGGCCCGCTTTCGACACGCTGTTCATCCTCATCCCGTTCGGCGGAGATGGCCGTCTGCAGCAGTCGGTAGGCCGTATCCTCCGCACGTTCGATGGCAAGAAAGACCCAAAGGTTCTGATTTTCGAGGACGATATTAGTATCATCAAAGCCCTCGGAAATAAGATGAGGCGTAACTTGAAGAAGATGGGCTATCCCGCAAAAGAGCTGAAGAAGAAGGAGTAGTAGATGAGTATCAAGTTCGAGGTGCGTGACCGGCTGTACGAGGGATACAAGCCCTCAAAGCCTGCCCGATGGGCGATGGTCGAGCGGAAAGGGCGACGCATGTTCGTCCAAGAGCTGAACGAGGAGATTGAGCTGTTCTCCATCAAGACGCTCGCAGAGGCGCTCGACCGGGAGCAGAAGCAAATCTACCTGTGGGAGAAGGAGCGCAGTTTTCCGAAGCCGCTCTTCGAGATCGCACAGGATAAGTCTCGCCGTTACTACAGCCACACGCAGGTGCTGAACTGCCACCACCTGTGGCGCCGCAAGTATAACGGTATGAAATACTTTAAGAACACGGACTTGTTCTTGAGCTTTATGGCCGACATTAAACGCGTGTTCTACGCACGTACCCTGGTAGTTGGAGCGAACGGAGAGTTGCCATGAGTGATGAGAAGGTTGATTTCGACAGCGAGGACATCAAGCCTATCGACGAGAAGACCGTGATGACGGTTGCGGGCTTCAAGCGTTACCGCAAGCGCGTAACCAACGACCTTAATAACGTGCTCTTTGAGCTGCAGAAGGGGGTAATCGACGGTCAAGTGCGAATTAACCTTGTGTGGAACTCGATTAACGCTATCATTAGGTCTCTGCACATCGTGGGGCTCATCACCGACGAGCAGATTGTCGAGGCGGGGCGCCAACTTATGCAGGAGCACGAGAAGAACATGGAGGAGTTCAAGGCCGCTCACGCAGAGAAGCGACCGCCGAACCCCGAGAATGTAACGAAGACGCCTGTGGAGCACTTCCGCGATGTGATCGTTCCACAGGTGCGCAAGCCAGAGAACAACTAGGAGACGACGATGAAGATCAAGACGCAGAAGAAGACGGAGAAGAAGGTGCAGGACCGCTCGGAGTTGGAGACGCTTTGCCAGCGCATCGTCAACTTGGAGCAACAGATCCGCGAGTGGGAGGAGTCGTACGAGAACGTCTTCACCCACTGGCGTGAGTTGATGACGGAGAAGGAGGGCGTGACGGAGGCCATCAAGACCGAGGCACGCAAGTTCTCCACGCCCGGCAACACGGAAGTCCTCGCTGAGAGCGCGAGCCTTTTCGTGTCCGTGCAGGGCCGTCTGAGCCCACTGGAGTACGACTACTCGAAGGCGTCGCTCATGTGGCCGTCCGAGGTGTTGGCCAAGGTCACGACCAGCCAGATCGACACGAAGAAGTTGGCTGGTTTTATTGAGGCCGGTATTCTCGACAAGGACACCGCTGCGAAGGCTGCGCTGCCGCGCACGCCGCAGACGCCTGCCGTCACCATCAAACTTCCGTGAGGTCTGTCATGCCGAAAATCATCAAGCGCAACGCGCAAGGAAACGTCCACAGTGCTGTCGTTGTGCGAAACAACACGACGAAGCAAGAGGTCGCCCGTGAAGAGCAGGATCGCAAACTGCCGCCGGTCGATGTCGCCCCTGGAAAGGCCATCGCGTATGTCCGTGTTGTGGATAGCGTGAAGCTCTCTCACAATTACCACAGCCTCGGTATCGATGTCGGGGTGGAGATGCCTTTCGAGGTCACCCCTGGTGAGGTAGACCAGTTGATCCCTGCCCTTGAAGCTGTGCACGCGCTGGTCGAAGACGAGCTGGCGCAGCGCACCAAAGACTTGCGGCAGTTCCTCATCCAGCTCTCCTCCGGACGGTGACAATGCGAGTCGTAAGAGTGGTCAAACGCCCGTGCTCCGAAGTGCTCTCGAAGCTGGAGAGCAAGTTCGAGCGCAAGCCGAACCTGAAGCTCTTGCGGCCCGCATACCAACACGCTCAACGGGTGCCCGTGAACCGCTGGTCCGCCATCGCGTTCACGGCCCTGTTCTGCCGTAAGTACTACGACCGTTATCGCAGGGACTGGAAGGGCGGCGAAAGCCTGCTCATCGTCCACCAGACCTTGCGCAACTTCGTGACACGGGTCGGCAAGCAGGACGCTCGCAAAGCGATTGAGGCCATCTTCTCGACACAGTTCCACTGGGTCACAGGCCACCTGAACGCTCTAAATAACGACAACTTCTTTTCGTCGTATCTCGTGCCCGTCATGGCGCGGACTGAGCGCAAGGCGGGCGAGCAAGCAGAGTGGACTGGAGAGGTGACGCAGCAGGCTACATATCAGCAAGTCTATCTATAGGACGCAGCAAATGACGAAGTATGGGATTCCGAAGCGCTTCTCCGAAGCGACGCTGAACTCTATTAGCCCTGAACAATTTACGATGGTCTATAACTACGCAGAGAACCTGCGTAGCCGTATTCGGGATGGCGAGGGCCTCATCCTGTCAGGACCACCAGGAGTCGGAAAGACCTGGGCGATGGCTGGCCTCACGCAGCACTACACGAAGGTGGTGCCGAGGGCAGACTACGTGTTCATCACAGCGCCAGAGTTCTTCGATGCCTACAGCCTGTTTCGTGTGGACGAGACGGAGCCTAGCGGCTGGGACAGCTACAGAGCGCAGTCCTTTGCGCTGACTGCGGAGACAATACACTGGCTCGTAATTAACGACCTTGGTAAAGAGTACCGAGGTGGCAAGCTCTCAGAGCAGATTCCGCACAAGCTGGGCAAGGTGCTGCGCTCTCGCAGCGAGCGTAACTTGATTACGCACATGACCACGAATCTGACGCCCACGGCTTTTAAGGAAGCCTACGGCGACTCGATTGCCAGCCTCGTGTCTGAGAGCACTACATTCTTCACGGTCACCGGACCTGACCGTCGAAAGGCCAACTGATGTCGTACGATAAAGAGAGAGCTATCCTCACCAAGATTATTGAGTCTGGTGATATCAACTACGTCGTACGTAACCGTATGACGCACGAGCACTTTACGCAGGATGACCACCGCACGGTGTTCAAGTTCCTCGTGTCGTCTTACGAGCAGTACGGCACGGTGCCGTCGCTGGCGCTGGTGCGCGATGTCTACCCGGACTTTCACCCCGAAGAGACGGACGACGCCGCGGAGCTGATTATCGGGACGGTCAAGCAGCGGAAGCTGTACGAAGACCTGACCAAAAGCCTGTCGACCATCGCGGCAACGGTGCGCGCAGACCCCGAGGGTGCGCTCAGGCGCCTCCAGACGGACGCCGCGGTGCTCAGCCTGGAGAACGCGTCCTCGGAAGAGGAAGACGCCACGGCGGCCCACCAGCAGGTCAAGGCGGCGTACGAGCGGTCCAAGAAGCTCAAGGGTCTTCTTGGCTACGCGTGGCCATGGGAGCGTCTTAACGCAGCGACCCGTGGTATCCGCAAGGGCCAGTTCATTGGGCTCTACGGTCCTGGCGGTACGATGAAGACGTGGCTGCTTACGTACATCGCGCACTACATGCACTTCACGTTCGAGAAGCGCCCCATCTTCTTCACGTACGAGATGCCCGTCGAGGACATCCGCTACCGCTGGGCTGCGCTCAGGGCTGGCATTAACTACGAGCGCTTCCAAGACGGCCATCTGACGCCGGATGAGGAGGCGAAGCTCTATAAGACGCTGGAAGAGCTGGCGGAAGAAGAGGTTCCGTTCATCATTACGGAGCTAGAGTCCTCCGGCCAAGCGGCACTCACGGAAATTCGTGCCAAGGCTCAACAGCATAGAGCAGATGTTATTCTCATTGACGGTCTCTCATTCCTAACGGATAGCGTGGGTGAGTGGTCGTCGTTCGCCGAGGTGACGCGTGGCCTCAAGACCATGGCCCGCCGTACGCGTATTCCGATTATCGCTACCCACCACGCCAACCGTCAACGCGGCAAAGTTAAAGCCGAGGATAACGAGACTTCCGATGTCGCTTTCGGCGATGCTCTTTCACGTGATGTTGACGTGCTTCTTCGTATCGTGCGCACTCCCCAGCACGAAGAAGCCGATGAGCTGATGATCGCCATCAAGAAGGTCCGTGAAGGCAAGCGCTGCAGTTTCATTCTGCACGCGAAGCCTGCGGAGAACTTCTCACAGAAATTCGGCGACGTTGTCGAAGCGCTGCCACAAGTATCAGAGGACGAAGAAGACGGTCTGCTCGCATGAGTGGAGTAACTCCGGAGAAGCTGCAGAAGTGGTTGGTTGAGGCGGGAGCACAGCGCATCAGGCTGTCTCCCACCGGCAACTTCATTTCGACGTGCCCGTTTCACGCCGATACGAGCCCATCGTTCTCGATTCACGGAACGACTGGGCTTTACCACTGCTTCTCCCAAAGCTGCGGAGCTGTTGGCAATGCGTTTACGTTCGTTACGAGGGCGCTCGGCTGGACGCGGGACAGGGCTATCGAAGAACTCGGCGCCTGGGACGGGGATGACGCAGACAAGGTCGTCGCGGAACTCCTCACCTTCCCAGACTACGCAGATCGATTTAAGTCCGGAGACCTTGGCCCAACTGAGACTTCTATTTCAGCCCACCAACTCGGAGCATATAGTTTCTGCCCACGATACCTCCTCAATAGAGGATTTGATAAAGCTGTGCTTTCCGCTTGGGAAGTGGGATATGATCTTACCACTGGCCGGGTTACTATTCCTGTGCGGTCTATGGATGGGCTGCTCGTGGGGATCAGCAAGCGCGCCGACGAGGGTACCCCCGGAGCCAAGTACGTCCACCTCGGGTTCAACAAAGGATCCTTCCTCTACGGAGCCGACCAAGCCCCGCGTGGTTCCGAGGTCTGGGTCGGGGAAGGACAACTGGACGCCATTGCCCTCGACCAATTCGGACTGCCCAGGGGGTTCGCCGTGTCAACGATGGGTGCCCTCGTAAGCGAAGCGCAGATTAAACTACTCTCTGTTTACAAGCGCGTCGTCCTGTGCTTTGACAACGACATGAACGGCGTCATGGCGACTCTACGGGTTGGCCATGGCCTCACGCAGACCGCTGTCGAGCAAATACTTGTCGCCGACAAATTTCCACAAGACATAAAAGACCCTGCCGACCTACTACTTGCTACTGATAAACAGCGCTCTACTTTTATAAATGAACTAACTCCATACGAACTCTGGTCTGTCAACACACTACTCACAATCTCAGAAGGTAAGAACAATGCGAGGCTTTGGCGCAGTAAAGGAAGTGAAGAAGGAGATGGACGAGCGACGCGCTTCGTTCGGCGGGAACCGCGTCCAGGACTTCATCATCAAAGACGGTGAAGAGGTTGAGATTTGGTTTAACGGCACGTCCGATGAGCCGCTCCTCTTCAAGGAACACACGGCTCGCGCGACGGTGAACGGCAAAGAGCGCTTCATGCGCGAGATTTGTGCCGCGGATATGGAGAAGCACGATGGCTGCGTCTTCTGCTACCTCCACCAGAACGGCGACAAGCGCATCGGCAAGGCGTCTCACAAGGCCGCATTCAACGTTATCGATACCCGCTGGGTTCACAAGATCACGGAGATGCGTGATGGCCGTGAGCGCACGATGACGTTGCCGTGCTCGGACGACAGCAAGTGCGAGCACTGCCGTAAGCGCGTTCCGCGTGAGCGTGCCGGGCAGCGTCGCTGGGCGGTGAGCCTGACGACGGCACAGGCGCTTGCTGGCGTGAACGAGGCTCTGGAGCGCCGCTGTGCGTGCGGCGGCAAGCTCAAGAAGGTTGGTTACGTCGGCCCCAAGGGCAAGGTCCTTCCGGATATCGACGATGTGGATAACCCGGAAGAGTGGGAGGCCAAGCACGAGTGCAACAAGTGCAAGAAGCCGACGCCACTCAACATCTTCTCGGTGCCCGTCACCGTCCGCCGTATCGGCTCTGACATGAAGACGACCTATAACTTCATGCCGGGCGCACAGCAGGACATGGAAGACTGGATGACGGAGCTGGAGCCCTACGACCTGGAGACGACCGTCAAAGCCTTCCCGGCGGCATCGCAGGCAGAGCGTATCGGCGTGGCGAATCCGTTTGCCTCCGGTGCGCGTAAGCGTGCTACGGAATCTTACGGCTCTGGGGATGAAGATCCTTGGGAGTCGGACTCCTGACGCAGCAAACGACGTACAACTAGACGAGGTATAAGATGCGAGTGCGAGTGCCCATTCGACGGCGTTCGGTGTTCCCGAACGTCGATGGTGTCTTCATCGCAGACACGGCTGAGAAGTGCCAACAGGCACTGCGCATGATCGCAGACTGGCCGGTGGTTGGTGTCGATACGGAAGCGTACGGCGCCAACCTCCGGGAGCAGTCTCCCGTCTACCACGCGAAGCCGGTCTCAATTCAGTTTGCCGGAGCTAAGGGCGCACAGATTTTCGTGCCGCTATGGGACCACTACCTTCCACTACTCAACGTGCTCAAGCCGTTCCTGGCCGAGGAGACGGAGCGGAAGGTTCTCCACAACGCGAAGTTCGACATGCATGTCCTCGCGAACGCTGGCGCTCCGATGCGCGGCCTTCTCGGGGACACGCTTGTCATGCACTACCTGTATTACAACGGCGAGCAGTTCCACGGCCTCAAGGAGGCGGTAAAGCAAATCTTCGGCGAGGAGACTGTCGAGTACAGCGACACGTTCAAGAAGCCGGTGCTCAAGAAGAACGGTGAGCCGTCTGCTTCGCGCACTTACGTGCCGTCGCTTGTCGAGGTGATTAAAGAGCCCGCAGGTATTGAGACCTTGGTCCGCTACTCGGTCAAGGACCCTTGGTACACTGTGCGGCTCTTCCAGCACTTGGAGGAGAAGCTGCGCGCAACGCAGTGGACTAAGCAGGGCTCGTACTACGACTATTACCGTAAGTTCGAATTGCCGTACACGGACGTGCTCTACCAGATGGAGCGCCGCGGCTGTCTTATCGACATGCCGTACCTGGAGAAGGCCAAGACCGACGCTGAAAAGAAGATCGAAGAGATCAAGTTCAAGTTCGGTCACGAGTGCGCCAAGCGTGGCGTCGCCACTACCTACATCGAGAAGTTCTCCATGGACTCCCCGAAGCAGGTGGCGGAACTGCTCGAAGGACAGCTCGGCGTGCACATCCCGGACCGTACCGCCAAGGGTGCGCCGTCCACGAGTGAGGGCTCTCTCGCCAAGATTCGTGGCGCAGGGAAGCCCGTCGTAGACCTACTGCTCGAATACCGCGGACTCGTGAAGCTGCAGGGCACGTACCTCGAAGCCTTCAGCAATCTTGCTCCGCAATACAACGGTCGTCTCCACACGACGCTCCGCCAGACAGGCACGGCTACGGGTCGTCTGTCGTCCAGCGCGCCGAACCTCCAGAACATTCCTGCGTCCGAGAAGGATGTATTCGGTATTCGTAAAGCGTTTATCGCTCCGAAGGGCATGGTCATCGGCGACATCGACTTGTCGCAGATTGAAGTGCGTCTCGCGGCCCACTTCACCAAGGATGCCACACTGCTCAAGGCTATTCGCGAGGACTGGGATATTCACGCCCTCACTGCTACGCGTACGAGCGATGCCGTGGCGGACTTCGTGGTTGGCAAAGAGGTCAACGCCGACCTGCTGCACGAAGTGAAGAAGAAGTTCCCCGATGAGCGCCGTAAGGCCAAGCCAATCCTTTTCGGCACGTTCTACGGCATGGGTCCAGCGAAGTACGCAGACCAAGTCGGCGTGTCTGTCGAGGAAGGCAAGTTCGCCCTGGAGCGCTTCTTCTCCCTCTATGGCGGCCTTCGTGGCGGCATTAACTCCATCCAGAAGTACTGCTACGAGCACGGCCACATCCGTACGTTGCTGCGTCGCTACTGCCAGATTCCATGGATTCGTTCGGAGCAATTGGAGCTGCGCAAGCAGGCAGAGCGGCAGGCGTTCAACTACACGATTCAGGGCTCGGCCGCAGACCTGCTTCGCATGTCCATGCTTCTTATCGAGAAGGACGAGCGCCTCAAGCAGTTGGGCGTACGCATGACGCTGCAGATTCACGACGAACTGCTCTTCGAGGTGCCGAAGGGCGCTGAGCAGGAAGTCAAACCAATTATCGAAGAGTATGTTTCACACCCGTACCGCGCTCTCGGCATGAAGGATCTCCTCGTCGACACACCTGCGGAAATCGGGTTCGCACCTACTTGGGCGGAGGCAAAGGCATGAAGGTTAAGAAGGCAACTACCGCGGCTACTAACGACGTTACGAAGCAGGAAAAGATTCGCTTGCTCATCGACCAGTGCAACAAGTCGTTGGGTACGGAGGGCAAAATTTATGTCGGTACACAACACACGAAGCTCGAAAGAATCCCCACGGGTGTCCTCGCGTTCGACACCATCACGGGTGGAGGTCTCGTTCGAGGTCAGCTCTTGGAGCTTTACGGAGAAGAATCGAGCGGAAAAACTCTCCTCTCTCTCCTATCTGCCGCTGCGGTTCAAAAGGTTGGCGGAGTCGTCGTCTGGGTCAAAGGCGAGTCATTCGACGCGGCGTGGGCTGAGCGGCTGGGTGTTGACCTGTCTAGCTTGGTGCTGGTCGAAGCTGCGACCGGCGACACGGCGCTAGAGGCGGCCATGACCATGGTCGAGAGCGGCTACGTCGACCTGCTTGTCATGGACTCGTATCAGGCCCTGGGCACGCGCAGGGAGAGCGAGGCGGGGGTTGAGGCGGAGTCCTACGGCGGTGGCGGCGCGAGCCAGATGTGGGGTCGCGTGATGCGCCGAGCCTACGCAGCGGCCAACGGAGGACCTGCTGCTCGTACGTGCTTTCTGGGTATCTCTCAGGTCCGCGCCAAGATTGGCGGCTTCTCCCCCAACGGCCAGCCCGACCCCGAGCCCACGGGTATCAAGGCGCTGCGTCACTGGAAGGGAATCTCCGTGCAGTGCAAGAAGGGTGAGCCAACTTACAACGACGGTAGCAAGGAGAAGCGCTTCATTGTCGCGCGTGAGTTCAAGCTGCGCTGCGTGAAGAACAAGACCTTCCCGCCGGAGCGTACGGGCGCCTTCACTTTTTACTTCCGTAACTGGCAAGGCGTGCCGTTTGGGGTAGATAAAGCTCTCGAAGCCTGCCGTCTCGGACGCTACACGGAGGTTCTTACCTCCAAGGGTTCGTGGATTGAAGGCTGCGGTCTGCGTGCACAGGGAGAAGAGGGGTTCGTTGCCCAGCTTCGGGCTAACCCCAAGGCGATGCAGACTCTGACGAAGGCTATTATGGAAGCAGTGGTACGAGAATGAACCCCCTGGATGGCGGCTGCTGGGCTGTGAAGTGCACGAAATACGACAAGGTGGAGATTGTCATCCTCACCCCGTCCTGGATCAGTGCACGCAACGCAGCGGCCAAGTACTTTAACTGCCACGTAAATGATTTGAGGTTGAACTATGCCAAAAGGCAGGCTCTTAAACCCGGCGCGGTCTGCTTCACAGTCACAGAGGCGCTCGAAGTTGCAGGAAAAATCCACAGCAAATGACATTCGTGGTCGCACTCAGCCCGGCTCTGGGAATCAGTGGCACAGCAAGTGCGATGTGAAGAGCGCCAACTGGCTGGTTGAGTGCAAGACGACGCAGCAGAGTTCTTTCCGGATCACCGATCTCATGTGGAAAGTGCTGCGTCTAAATGCGCTACGAGAGGGCAAAATCCCGGCGCTCCAGGTCGATCTCCAAGGGGAGAGGCTTGTCGCGATTCCGTACGACGTGTGGATCGATTTGGTTGCTGTTGATACTGGGAGTTCGAATGCTGAGCATTAAGCTGAAGAAGTCGTTGATGCAGGCCGAAGGGTCTGTCGATAAAGAACTGTTGAAGGCTGAGCCGCCGTCCACGGTGGCCTACATCGATGCGGTGCTGCGGGAGCGAACGCGCGAGCGTAAGTTCTTCCGACCGTCCATGCTGCACGGTTGCGACCGACAGAACGTTTTCCACTACACACGCTCGCCATCGAAGCCGCAGCGTCAGGAGCCGCGCATGATGCGTATCCTCGACAACGGTACGGCGGTGCACGAGGTTCTCCAGGGTTACCTCAGTGACCATCCGGACGTGTGGTTCGCCCCGGAGTCTCGTATTCTCGTGGAGATTAACGACGCCTGGGTGCGTGGCTCGTGCGACGGAGTGCTTATCCGTCGTAGCGATGGGTACCGCTGGGGCATCGAAATCAAGACGATTGCTCATGACGAGTTCATGAAGCTCTCGAAGCCCAAGAAAGAACACATTGCGCAGGCTATGATTTACATGGCGGTGCAGAAGCTGTACTGGATTACGATTATCTACTGGGATAAAGACAAACAACACCTAAAAGAGTATCCGATTGCCTTTGACCCGGTGCTCTGGAAACAAACGCAAGAGCGTATTAAACACTTGGTTTCATACGTGCACGCGAATACCCTGCCTGATTATGACAAGAGCACTTGCAACACGTTCTTCTGTCAGTACGTCGACCACTGCAGATCCAAGGGAGCCCCGGTATGAAGAAGTGGATTTCAATTTTTGCGCTGAGCAGTGCGCTTTCTGGCTGTTGGCTGATGGCGCCGAATCACGTCGAGAACACGACGGCTTCTGTACTGCAGGCTACGTCGACTTCGATCGAGGCTGCTCAGAGCACTGCGGTTTTGTACTACCGTTTTGAACAGCAGCGCATCATCAACGACGGCCTGCGCGACGGTCTTACCAAAGAACAAGTGCTCAATAAAATCAGCGAGCTTCGCATCAAGTGGTCGCCCACGTGGATGCTCTTTGAAGAGGCCCGCGTTGCGTACAACGAACTGCTTGACCTGCTGAAGCTCGTGGCGGCGGGCACGAAGAAGCAGGAAGACTTGGCCCCGGCCTATTCGAAGCTGCAGGAGAAGCTCAGCGCCGCTGAGTTTGCTATGGCGACGGCACGAGGAGACCACCCATGAGCATTGTCGAGCTTTACAAGCTGTTGAACATCATCATCTCTTTGGCCCCGGACGCGGCTGATGCCGTGAAGAGGGCACTCGAAGGCTGGGGCAAGGCCAGCAACACCGACATCGATCTCTCTCAGCTGAAGCCCATCAAAGAGGCACAGCACAAGAAGGTGGATGCGGATATCGATGCTGAGATTGAAAGGCTGTTCAAGTGAGCGAGAAGGAGTTCACGGTCGGGGATCTTAGTATCCCCGATTTTATTAAGATTCTCACTAACGCCATCAAGCGTCCGGATAACGCGGAGCCTGTGATGGCGGACCTTACCGTCAAGGACTTCCTGCAAGAGATGACGACGGTGGTGCAGGGCAAAGCCTTTCGAGGCGCCCAGCAGGAGCAGCTGATTGGCCAGCAGGTGATGCAGGACTGGGCCGGGCTTCGGAACGTGCTGGCCGTCACGCAGCCCTACAGGCTTGAGTCGCAGGCGGACTATGACAAGTTCGTCAAAGACCTGGGCGAGTCCATGAAGGGCAAAGCGCGGCTCGTAGTGGCCGTTGCTCTACTCCAGCCAGACGGAAGCTATGGGCCTGTTGGATAGGTGTGAGTTCTGTGGGTGTCGTATTCGCGGTAACGTGGACGACCCAGTCATCTGGATTAAAGAAGGCGTACTCTGCCAACGGTGTCTGAAAGATGATCGACGAAGCAAACGACGTAGCAACGAAGCCTCGGCTCAAGGTGACGGTCAAGCGGGCGCAGCCGTCCCCACCGCAGGAGCCACCCCGCATGGTCGAACAAAACACACTCCAGGAAATACGGAAGAAGTTCGACAAAATGCAACTACGCCTGCCAGCAAGACCATTATCCGGGTCAGGAGAGCCCTTAAATCCACAACTGCCCCCTGATTTGACTATCCTCACTGACATCAAATTAGGGCAGTTGTTCAGCGAGTTCTGTTGTATGGCGCAGTATGCGCAGCTACAGTTGGCCATCAAGGCAGTCGAGACCAGCGCGAAGAAGCGGCTTGAACGAGTTGTACGCGCACAAGCTCGGCTGACGAAAGAAGGCACAGTAGGAGAGCAGGAAGCTCAGGTCGAGATAGACCCCTCGGTACGAGATGCGGCATTTCATACCCTCGTTCAAGAGGGCACTGAAGCGATGACGAACGCGATGTTGCAGGGCTATATGATTGGGCGAGACGCTTGCAGCAGAGAACTAACGAGACGACAATGGACGATAAAGGATTCACTCGGCGGCGGCAGGTAACCGGAGAACAAGAACTCCGGGTCGCCAACTCCACGGACGTGCGCTACCTCGCCACGGCCATCCTTCGTTACTTGGATGAGGGCAAGCGGGTGTACTTGTCCTGCATCGGCGTCCAAACTATTAGTCAAGCATGTAAGAGCGTCGCTGTGGCAAACGGCGAGCTGGCCCCGCAGGGCTACGTGCTGACGCTTCTCCCGACGTTCCAGGTGAGGAACTTCGAGGACAACGGGGAGACTGTGGAGCGCACCGTACTGCGGTTCGCTCTGCACGAGCAAGCAATCGGCCTGTAATGGGCCGCTATCAGCGCCAGAAAGGCAAGAGAGGGGAGCGCCAGACAGCCACCGAGCTGCGCGAGGCGTTCCCCTCTCTCGCTGATGGGATACGACGCGGCTGGCAAACGCGCAGCGGCAGCGACGAGCCTGATGTTATGGGCTTGCCTGGGTATTGGTTGGAGGTTAAAACCGGCGCTATGCCCAACCCGCGTGCTGCTCTGAAGCAGGCGGACGAGGCACGTGGAGACTCCGAGCGGCCCATCGCTATTATTCGTGATGATAGAAAGAAGCCGTTCGCCGTTCTCTACTGGGAAGACCTAATTGAGTTACTGAAGTATAAGTTGGAGAGGGTGCAGCATGACGACGAGAGACCTGATGTACGTGCGCGGCGTGGACGGCAAGATGTATCTGGAGGTGCCGACCCCCGAGGGAACCAAGTACGCAGAGGCCGAAAAGGGTCTCTCGTTCAAGGAACTGCCGAACGGGAAGTGGATGGCGGTGCGGGACATGGACCTGCACGCTCGGCAGCAGATGGCGGGGAGCCACAAGGACTTCTTCGACGCGAAGGAAGCGCGCCACCGGATGAAGCGAGTGGACGCGCTGGAGAAGCAGTTGGAGCAGATGGCGATGGACCGGGCGGACCCCGGCGTGTCGCCCAACGTCAGGTACGTGTCAGACGGAGAGTCTGAGCGGCTCTTTGCGGAGTACGCGGCTGCTGCACGGGAAGGGCGGGGCAAGGAGAGCCCGTTCCAGCCACTGCAGTCCTACGGTCAGAAGCTCATTACGAAGACGGGGAAGGCGATTCGGCCCCTGCTCAAGGGTGAGATTGGGATGATTGGCTCGACCATCATCTGCTTGGAGCAGGGTTATGGCACGGGTAACTTCTCGTCTGGAGGCATCTGATGGCGCTCGAAGTAGGTACGATTAATCGAGACACTACCTATCCGTTTAACGACACGGGTACGGGTATGGCGTTTGCGCTCTACCAAGCGCTCAAGGCGTACAAGGTCGACCTCTCTAAGCGAGATAATTTGCCCGCAGCTACGGGCACGGTTCTCGTACGCGGCGGACGTAACCTTGTGTTGACTGCCCCCGATGGCTCGACGTTTCCCGCGCTTGTGTCGACCACGGACCCGCGACGCAACAAGGTCTCTATCGGGACTGAGTCTCGGACGGTGCAGCAAATCATCGGCACGGACACGGTTATCGTGGACGCGTTCTTTCCGAACAACGGCTACTCCGGGCCGTACTCTACGTATAACGACTACGATAACAAGCCCTCGTACTACACGGGAACGACGGCTCAGTGGAACGCGCTGACGCCTATCGAGCAGTGGCGTGTGAACATCGACTACAGCACGAACAAACAGCTCGATGAGCAGATGCGTACGGCGCTGGCGCTGGCCAATGGTCTAGTGCCCTATGTTGTAGCCAACGCCGAGGTGTCTGTGCTTATCCCAAGCACCCTGGCAGGGCTTCAGAAGTTGCCGACGCTCATCCTTCCTGGGGAACTCACGGATGCGTCTGGTGTGGATCGTACGCTGTCGGGAGGTGTTCAATGATGCAGAATTTTGAGGCCACGTGCTGTGGCTCGGCGGACGAGCGCAAACAAGTTATCGAGCGCGTAACCAAGGCGCTGGTGCAAGGCCACACAGGCTTGGCGATGCTCTACGAGACCTTTGCCAAGCAAGAACCTCCCCATGGTGTGAAAGGCACGGAGGAGGAGGCGGAGTTCCGTGCGGAGGCAGAGCGGCAGCTGGAGCTGGCTAAACAGAGCGGGGAGATGCTCGTACCGGAGGGCCTATGAGCCTCAAGTACCGTATCGGCAAGACGATCAAGTGGGAAGCGGCGCACCAGCTGAAGGGCTTGCCTGATGACCACCCGTGCTCGCGTCTGCACGGGCACTCGTACAGCGCAGACATCGTGCTGCGCTCAGAACTTCTGGACGATGTCGGGTTCGTGCTCGATTACAACATCCTCAAAGAAGTGCGGAACATGCTCGACCACCGGAACCTCAATGAGATTCTGGAGACGAACCCCACTGCCGAAAACATCGCTGCATTTATCTACTCGGTGATGTGCGACATCCTGCGGCGTATGGACGCAGAGACCGAAGTATTTGTGGAGTCTGTTCGCGTCCGTGAGACGGAGTCGACCTGGGCTGAGGTTACGGGAACACCGCCACAATGAAACTCGTCACTTTCCAGTCTCCCATCTTCTCCACGCTGCAGGGAGAGGGCTCGCTCGTCGGTATGCCGTCCGTATTCGTGCGTCTGCACGGCTGCGACTACAGCTGCGAGTGGTGCGACACGAAGAAGTCGTGGGAGCCTGGGAGTGCCTCGATCGATATGCCGCTGGAGCAGGTTATCGACCGCATTAAGTCGTTCAACCTACTCCACCTTGTAATCACTGGCGGCAATCCGTTGCTGCAAGTCAATGACGTGGCGGATCTGGCCGCAGCTGTTCGTCAGGCATGGTGGGACCGTGAGAAGCGCATGTGGCGCCCCGGGATGCACGTGACGGTGGAGACACAGGGCTCGGTATTCGACCAGACGGCGCTTTATCACATCGACTTGCTGTCACTGTCGCCCAAGCTGCATGTGCCCGGCTGGCAAGCCCTCGTGTGGCCGTGGCTGGAGAGCGCGCAGAGTCTGACCTTCGATGTGCAGCTGAAGCTCGTCGTGACGAACCGCGAGGACTTTAAGGCGGCGGTCGAGTTCTTCGAGCACGTGCGCTACCGCTGGGAGCGGGAGCAGTCGATAAAGCCTCTGCCGATTATGATTATTCAGCCGGAGTCTTCTGCGGGTCGCAGACTCGTAGACAACGTGCGCGCTTGGTACGAGGAGTACATGCGCAACGTCGTGCGCTACCCCATCCCGGTCCGAATCATTCCGCAGTTGCACAAAACTTCTCTCCATGTAATCTAACCTTATGGTTAGAGTGCTGCTGCATGACTTGGAGACCGGGGAGATACAGACGTATCACTCGGATATCGTCGTGTTGCTCAGCCGTGAAGAGCAAGTTCTAACTGTGTGTGCGCGGGGCGTGGTAGATAACGAGGAACTATGCGAAGTGCTCGGCGCCGCGCAGGCGCACCTGGAACTGCTGGACGAGGAGCGGGAGCTGCTGAACTAGAGGCGGCGATTGAGACGTTTCTGCGTGGGCTGGGTGCGTTCGAGGACGACGCGGAGCTGCTTGACATCGGAAACACGCCCAAGCGCGTCGCAAAGATGTTCAAGGACGAGTTACTTGCCTCGTACCGAGACGGAGCGCTGGACGACCTGAACCAGCGCTTCACGCTCTTCGAGGCCCGGGGCTCGCACGAGATGGTCACGGTGGGGCCGGTGCCGTTTTCGAGTCTGTGTGCCCACCACCTGTTGCCGTTTCATGGCGTTGCCCATGTCGGATACATCCCCGACAAGTGGCTGGTCGGGCTCTCTAAGATTCCACGGGTGGTCGAGCACTTCGCGCGTCTTCTGCAGATGCAAGAACGCATGACGACGCAGATTGCAGATTACCTTGACGCTAACCTACATCCGCAAGGTCTAATCGTGCTTGTAGAGGCGCGGCATCTGTGCATGGAGTGCCGTGGCGTCAAGACATCGGGAGCTATCACACGCACAAGTGCGCTTCGTGGCGTGGCAAAATCCAGCTCGGAAGTGCGAGAAGAATTTTATCGCTTGCTATCTCGGTAGGCGTCTGTATAGTGCTCTCACTACCGAGAGGACGCATGAAACACCACCTGACGCTGTACGCGCCCGCAAACCCAAACCGCATGGATCCCAACACCTGGAAGCGTGTTGTAAACGGTCAAGTCGTGTGGAACGGGCCGCTCTCGGGCACGGCATGGCGACTTGCCTACGCGGATAAACCGGGTAAGAAGCCAGCCCCTGCATATAATGATTGCTCTTTCATGGGGCGCAATGTACACCAGGATGTCTGCGCGGCTGCTATCTACGAGCCGTGTAAAAAGTGCCGGGTACCGAGGATGTACACTGGGGTACGTCTTTTCCTACCGGCATCTGTAAAACAAGCACTGCTCAATACGCTGCACAAGTCGAAGAAGTAAGGAGATGCACATGATGAATTGGTTGGGTCGTGAATTTTGGGTTGCACTTCGTGGCGATTTTATGAAGTGTATGCGATACTGCGAACGCCACATCGCAGACATTGATCGTAAGCAACGGCAAGAGCTTGGTGTTGCCAACCGGACTAACCACCGGGTCTCTCCCTCCAAGAACAAGGTCTGGAACTGAGGAATCATCATGAACATTAAGAAGAAGATTGTGAAGAAGGCTGTCGCAAAGGTTGCTCCGAAGGCTGCTGCCAAGGCCCCGAAGGCTGCTCCGGTGAGCCGCGTGAAGATCGTCGAGGAGCTTTCCGGTAAGGCCAAGAAGATCGTCTCTGACATCGACAAGGCTGTGGCGGCGATCGAGGCGGCGAAGGCGTCCATCCAGTCGTCCCTCCCGGCTCTCCAGGAAGCGCTCGGCGCGGCGACGTTCGTCCACCCGACCCAGGGCATCATGACCATCATGGAGCGTGGCGGTGCGTGGTTCTGGCGTCCGAAGCCCTCGGGCGGTGGCCGCAAGAAGAGCACGGAGCCCAAGGCTGCGCCCAAGAAGGTGGAGAAGAAGGCCGCGGCTGCGCCCGTCAAGAAGATCATCCGCCGCAAGGCTGCTGAGACTCAGGCGAGCGACGACGAATGAGCCAGCGGTGGGCGACGCACCGGTCGCCCCGGTATGAGCCAACCGAAAATGGTTACACCCGTAGGATCGTCTACTGCAACACGGAGTACTTTGCGTACCCTACCGCGGAGCGGTCCTACGGGGGTTGCAAGCTGCATAAAGGTATCACTAGCTACGCTAGGTGCATTAGTTGTAGCGATAACGACGGCACTCTCGATATTCGTTACGACACGATACCGGACCCCGTCATACAGGCTTGCATTTATCGAGACACTACTTATGATGCCCGACGTGGCGGATGTAAGGTCTGTCTCGAACGAACCGAGTGTATTAACAAGTCTCTCAAGAAGAAGTTCAGGCTAAGGGTAATTAAATGACGCACACGAAGGAACAACTCAACGAGATGAAACTCCCCCAGCTTCGCGGTATCGCGAAGGACCTCGGAGTGAACTCGGCGGGGCTCCGTCCCGCGGACCTCGTCCGTGAGATTCTCAAGGCACAGGACGCAGCCAAGCCCGCAGCGAAGACTGAGAAGAAGGCGGAGCCGAAGAAGGCCGCCGTCAAGGCCGCCCCTGCCAAGAAGGCAGAGGACCCGGTGCTCAAGGCTCTCAAGGCCATTGTTGAGCGCATGGACGCCATCACCGGTAAGGTGAACGCGCTCGCCGAGTACTGCGACATGGAGGCGCTCGGAGACGCGGACATCGACCTCGATTTCAGCGTGGCCCCTGTGGCAGCGCCGGTTGTTGAAGAGACCGAGGAAGAAGAGACC